TCACAGAGAAGACTGGAACGCACCGATACATAACATTCTCAAGGCAATAGATAATCACACTCACGAGTACTTCAGGAGTGGTGATGAATGGCATCTAAATAAGGCACAAGAACTCAGAAAATATGTTGCTGAGTTGAAGGAATGGATACACCAAACCGAAGGACGATTATGAAATTCAAATATCCAACACTTGATAATATAGTTCCTGTGATGGTTGCATTTGTAGCAGCAGCAATTGTTGGAATGACTTTCACAAATTATGTAATATGTAATTTCAAGGTAATGACTAGTTTACATTATCTGTATCTTGTAAAGGCATTTGATAAAAGTGGAGCAAAACCTCCAAGTAAATGTGACGATAATACATCAGAATCAATTCAAGTTTTGATGTCTCTTCTGGCAACTATTATTGCTTTGAAGGCAAATTTAAATAAAAAACCTGAAGAAAAAGAAAATGACTGACCCAGTATGGAGTGTAAATATACTATTAGGTATTGGACTTGCCGGTGCTGCTTATATCATTTACTATATACTTAAATTAGCATACGACGAAGATAATGTATAACTATAGAATCAAGAAGATAGAAAGAATTGTTGATGGTGACACATTAGATGTTTCAATAGATTTGGGATTCAATCTTACAACTGTTCAAAGAGTTCGTCTCAAAGGTATTAATGCAGCAGAAACAAGAACCAAAGACCTTAAAGAAAAAGCAGAAGGTCTTGCGACAAAAGAGTGGTTAAAAAAAGAACTGTCCCGAGAAGGTGAATGGGTAATTGAAACTTTCAAAGAAGATAAGTATGGAAGGATACTCGGCACTCTTTATTTTGTGGGAGATCCAGTTACGGTGAATGAGAGAATGATAAATGAAGGAATAGCAAAACCTTTTATGGTGTAGACCAAAGTTTTCCTTCTGCTTTTCTCCTTCTTAATAATCCTGCTTCAACATTAGTTCCAGGATTACGATAGAGTTTAAGTGCTTCCGGAACTTTATCCCATTCCTTATTCTTTAGGACTCTTGTAATAGTATTGAAGTCAGGATTACCATAAAAATCTGCACCGAGATTATAAGCAAAGCAAAGTAGAGCCCCTTTTTGACTGTCATTCATTTCACTCCAGTAAGGTATTTTTTGGAGAGCAGGAATAAACTCACGGCGAAGTTGATAGTAGAACAAATCATCTGCTTCTTCTTGAGTAATTTTATTCCCAATCATAAATCGGGTTCCATCCTTTCTACGAGTGCTTCCCCATCCAATCGTGATGGGCAAACCACCTGTAAGAGGATCATAATATGCTTTGAGATGACATTTTTCAAATTCCTTGATAAGGGCAATACCTTGAAGTGGTAGTCCATCAAGTGTTGGTTCTATCTTTTGATTTCTATAAATCCTAGCAAACTCATCCAAGATTTCTTTGTGAACTGATGCCTGAAGAAATGCCCAGGCACGATTTTGATGCTCTAGGTCTTTATGGTTCTCTACGGCATCTATGAATTTTATAGTCATTTGAAAATCCTCCCCCAACCAGTCTTATCTTTTCCTTTCGTCAACCAACGATAAGTTAGGTCTGACTTCTTATATACGGCACCTTTACCATTCGTGACTGCTCCTGTGTATCCATCGTTCAGAGAACCATAAGGGTCATTAACCGCATAGTCATCACCTTTCTTACCAATCACTACAACCATATGCCCGCCAGTAGGAGAAGATAAAGTGCCACGATGGAGTATGCCAATAACAACGGGTCTCCCAGCAGACAACTCACGATCAAGGTCAGCAAACCCAAGATTATACCTAAACTCAGACTTAACTCCGTAAGAAGCAAGAACTTTGGTCTGAACTGAGTGGTCAGTTGTATCACCGACTGCGAATACTTTCTGAACATAAGCATCATCACCTTTTGCTCCTACTAAAGTTCCCGGTTTAAAATACTCAAGACACATAGCACAGGAAGAACTATTACAAGTACGATTAGCGTCTCGATAATTATCTGTTTGAGGATAGTAGGGAACATTTAGAATTCCTGGAATTACTACTTCTACTTTTGTTCTATAAATCTTCACCCAATTAGCAGTATCTTCCATCAGGTCTGGAGATTTACTTACCAAATCAACCTCAAGTTGCTCTACTGCCGCAACGTGCTTTGGGTTCTTTGGATCGTAAAATTGAAAAAAGTTGTGAAGATCTATTCTCATTATTCGCTCTCATATATCATAATTTATTTATTAACGGGAATACTCATTAATCTTATCCAATACCATATTTAAGTATTGGTCCGCAAGTGCTTTTGGGTCTGAAGTATATCCAATATGTTCAGTCTGAAGTTTCTGCTTCAACTTCAGAACCTGATACTTCATTTCTTCCTTAGTCAATTGTCCTCTGGGCATACAAAAAATCCTTCTTTCCGTATTTAGAGAGAAGGATTGATATTGCTATTTTTTATTTGAGAGTTTCAATACATTTAGTAGTATTGCCGATATGAATACTCCACAAAATATTGAGAGAATATCAGAAGTCAAAACACTCCTGGAAGAATTTGCCCGGTGGTAAGATAAGTACCCACGGCAATTACGAAGCCCAACATCGCAAGTCTTCCGTTTAAAATTTCTGCCTCAGGCGTAAATCCAAATTTCATTTTGTTTCTCCTTAGTAAGTGTCGGAAAGTTGATTGATAGAGTGTGCCAGGAGCACAAGGAAAGCAATAATCGTTACGGTAAAAATGAGTTCGTTCATCAGATTACACCAAAGAAGAGGTGTCCGGTGAGCGCATAAGAAACAACTGCGGCAACAAATCCTAGCATAGCAAATCTTGAATTTGCTTTTTCTGCCCTTTCGGCATAAGTCTCAAGTGCATAACGCTCTGCATCGGTTGGAGACACATACATTTCAGGTTCCTTTGCGAACAGGTTTTGTTGCCCGTGCTCATTGGTCGTAACGGTCATTGTAGTTGTATTAAGAACTATGTCATTATATAGGAAACCAAAAGAAAAGTCAAGGATATCTTGACTTAACTTTGTTAGGTTTTACTGACTAATGCGCTTCACAGCAATTCTTGATTTGTTGAGAATGCTACCGGCAAGGGGAATATAACCCAAGTCATCAGCAATCATTTGTGCCTTAGAACTCAGAGCATAATTGAGTGCCTTTTGAATGTCACCAGTCTTTGCACCATTTCCAGTCTTATAGGCAAGAATCCAAGTCAGAGTAGAGATAGGATAAGCACCAGAGGCAGAAGGATTAGGATTTTCTCCGGCAAGATTACTATCAAGAGTAATACTGTTCAGAGCAATAGCACCAGACTTAGCAGTAGGAAGAACAAACTGCCCTGCCTTATTTTGAACTGCTGCTGTCTGAAGTTTATTTGCTTTCACAAATCCAGTATTCACATAACCAATAGAACCAGGAGTGGTCTTAAGAGTACCAGAAACACCTTCGTTTCCTTTACCACCAATACCAACAGGCCATTTTACTGACTTACCAACTCCAGGTTTCCAACCACCAAAAGCATCCAGAGAATTAGTAAATGCAAAAGTAGTTCCAGAACCATCAGAACGATGAACCACAATAATAGGTCCAGCAGCACATCCAAGTGCCTTCCAGTTCTTGATGGTTCCAGAAAACACATCTACAGTTTGCTTCTGAGTGAGTTTCAGAGTGCATCCAGGTTTGTTATAAGCAACGGCAATAGTTCCACCCACCATAGGGATTTGAACAACGCCACGCTTAACTTTACTTGCCTCTTTTGACGAAATAGGTTCATCAGAGGCGCCGAAATCGACAGTTCCTGCAATATATTGACGGACACCGGAACCAGAACCAACTGACTGATAATTCACACGATTGCCAGTTTCAGTAGCATAACCTTGGAACCATCGTTGGTAAATAGGTGCTGGAAAGGTGGCACCAGCACCATTCAAAGCAGGTCCAGCAAGAGCGGCAACAGGAGCAGCAACCAGACCAACAGCAATAAGATTTTTGAGTTTCATAAAAAGTGAATAACTACAAAGTAATTGTAATATGAGAAAGAACTAAAGTCCACTAAGATTTGGTTAAGACAAAAAAAGCACCCAAAGAATGGGTGCTTTCACTCATATTATGAGTTGTTTATCAGAATGTGAACTTGGTCTGAACCACTCCACCCCAAGCAGATTCATTTTGGAATCTTTGGTTGTTGCTCACATAGAAGAGAGCAGGAGTGATGCTGATGTTATCGGTTACTTGGAACTTATAGAAGACCTCAAGCATTGAGGCATCATCAGAAATGTTTTCCGAGTTTCCAGGTTGACCCACAGCAATACCAGCAGAGTTGCCTTTGGCAAATACATCAGACCACTGAAGACCGACATACCAGGAATCGGAATCGGTGGCACCAGTTTTAGAACCTTTACCACTTACACCATTATAACCATAACCTGCCGAGATAGAAGGAATGAACCCACTCTGGGAAGGTTGCCAATAAGCACTCAGAGCAATGCTGTTGCTTTCTTGACCTGCTACAAGGGCACCAGAACCACCTATGGGGGCGTTGAAGGTGCGTACACGAGAACCCTCAGTACCATAACGGTAACCGACTGCAGCACCCCACTGAGGGGCACGATAACCTACCTGAGCAAGGAAGTTCAGAGCACCATCAGAATTGAAGACTCCAGTTTCGGTACTATCACCATCTTGAGCAACATAGTTCAGACCAGCAATGAAACCACCCTGACCTTTTTGGGTGGGTTGCTTCCACTGAGCACCAAAACCAGCACCAGTTGCCTTGTTATAGACACCAGGAGCACCGGCAAGTTGGAAGAAGTCCAAGATTTCCGACTTATAAGCAGTGGGAACCCAGGTCATCTCAGTGTTACGAACCAGAGGACCAGCAGTTAGAGTAATACTCTTAGTGACTGGGAACTGATAGTAAAGGCGGTCAATAGTTACTTGATCAGCAAGAGATTCTGCCTTATCAAGTTTGAACAAAGAAGAACTGGAACCAAAAGGATCGGAACCGAAGTTACCAGAACGAAGACGAGTACGGAGCAGGTCCTTACCAGTAAACGAGGTATCAAAGTTCAGACGCAGATCATAGTTGAATGCGGTGTTACCCACATCACCACCTTTGTTGGTTTTCAGACCAGGAACACCACCAAGAATAAAGTTTGCCTCACCCTTGAGTTTAGTAGTGGTAGAGAATTGTGTTGCTTCCAAGTTTCCAACACGATTATCTAGACCATCTACACGACCCTTGAGTACGGTAAGTTCACTCCTGAATTCGTTCAGCAGTCGTTGAAGTTCATCTGTAGTTTCAGTTACACGATCCAGGCAGGCATTCAGCAGTGCTGCTGCTTCAAAGCGGGTCATTGCCTGACCACCTTTGTATGTGCCATTAGGATAACCAGCAACGCAACCATAACGGTCTACGAGGTTGGTAAGTGCCTGATATGCCCAATCAGTAGGTTGGACATCAGAGAATTGAGTAATACTTGTGACCTGTGCTGCCGAAGCATACTTATTGACATCCTCAGTATTGAGTTCTGCAGCATTCACCGCAGGAGCAACAAGACCCAGAGCAACAGGGACGAGCATTAGTTTTTTAAGAAAATTCATAAATGTGTTTTAAATTAAACTACAAGTGTTAAGAAATCTTACTGGATTTCTTGAACGTATTTAGTATAGAGCAATGCTTGGTGTTTGTCAAGCGTTTGATTCTGGTTGAGTAATCCGATTTAAATATGGGTCATATGTCATCATCTGATCAATACTAAATTCAGATCCACTAGTTTGCCAGAAGTTCATCAGACCATCATGACTATTTTTGTGAAATATTTCTATGTGTTCAGGATGAATAGCAGATCCCATATCTAGACGATATAGAAAAATGGGAACGCTATAGGTTTTTCCAGATTCAAAAATAAGATCTTCAGAAACTGCTCTAGGTTTTACTCCATTATCAAGTTTATATTTTTCACCTCTAATGTGGTGCTTAATAATTTTTCCCGCATGATGCCTAGTAATAAGATATGCTGCTGCAGAAAAATCATTAACAAATCTCACATGAAGATTTACATGAATATTACCAGTACAAATAGTAGTTAATTGTACAGAATCCCAGTCATAAGGAAGTTTAGATACAAAATCATTCCAAGTAAAATTCCAGTGCTTAACGGGGTCAAAACTTACATCATCTTCTAAAATAAGAACATATGGGTGAGTAGTCTCTTCATAAAAATGTTTAATTGCTTTCAAATGAGAAAGAACGCACCCAACTTCATTTTGAGACATGTTATCAGGGATCCTTCCTTTTAAATATGAAGCAACATCATCGTCCCTTCCATCATATCCTGAGATTCTATGATGATTATTAATTTCCCAATAATTAAAGTGATTTTCTATATACTCTCTTCTATGAGTATCAGAATCTAAATTCAACCAATATATTGGAGGAATATTTTTAAGTTTAAATGTTGATTTATTTTTATCCATAAATTTAATTATTGAAAATATTTAATAAGTTTTTCCCTATCACCTTTAATATAAGTAATACATTCCTTCAAATCTTCTGGGAGATAATTCCAAAGATTTTGCATTTCATTTGTCGCTGAATTTTTGTCGTAATTAGTCCCCCTTTCATGTTGAATTTGATGCGAATAATCTCTAATTACAGGTCTGCCCATAATGAAAGAAATACCATTCATGACAAGATCCCATCCCCACCCCATTTTCATATTTTCATGAGTCATAATCTGCGATACCCCTCTCAGATAATAATCATCAATCACATCTCTATGAATAAACCAAACTGTTTCATCAGTACATGCAACCATTTTAATATTTTCATCCGCACAACTAATTCCATCAATATCAGTATTCTCCGAAGAATACCAAATATTAGTTATATCTGGCGCATATACTCCCCATTCATAACTACTATAATATTTTCTAGCATCATTTACAAGATTTTCATAATTGTCATAAACAGTATCTCCTTGAACATGCATTAGAACTTTTTTATCATCACCAAAAAGTTCTAATGCTTTTCGAAATTGAGATGTAAAATATGATTCTTCCCCAATATCGATCCACCCAGGACGTGTATTATTTTCGTCACTATTAATTACAATAACATCATTAAAAATTTTTTTAAGAGAATCTTCGATAATACAGGTCTTTTCAAATTTATTTTTCCAATTAAAAATAAATGGTTGGATATCGGAAATTCGAATTTGTGAGAATTTATTATTCATATATCCGTTTTGAGATTTACTATCCAAATCTTGATATAAAATTTCTAGATTAGGATTTAAAATCCTTGCATAATTGATAACATTAGAAGTTTTTCCAATAATAGTTTTACACTTTGATAGTGAAGTAGAATCAATTAATACTTGATCGCCTAAAGTAATTTTATCTTCAGAGCAATAGTCACTAAAATGTAGAGCAATATCGCCAGTAGTTCTTATGTGATCGTGAGAAAAAATATTACTAAAATTAAAATTATCAAAAAAATATTTTTTAATTTTCTCAACTGGTTCATTTTCATCGCTAGTTATAAAAACTAAATTATAATAGTTTTTTTGAAATTCTTTTCCAGCAGAGTCCAATACTTTTTCTAAAGTAACAAAGTCAGTATGTCCATTCTTCCTATTATCTGTACCCCTATAATGTATTCCTAAGCAATTTGAATAGTCTGTAGAATCTTCTTTAAGAAAATTTTTAACTCTAGAATTTAAAGGAATGCAATTAATATAATCTACAAAATTTAATTCTTGATTTGTAGGCCAAATTGATAGATCAAAATTAAATTTACTATCATGAATTATAAATTCAGACGTAACTTCATCATCTTCAATTATTTTTTTAGAATCAAACCATTGTTTGGGATTCCCATAAAGAGAAAACATTGTCGAAGATATAAAAATATTTTCTGGATCAATATTTTCCCTACAAATAAGATATCGCAAAGAAGTTAGTATAGTGGTGTAATTTGAAAGAAATCCTCTAGGTCCATTTTCTACTAATAAAATTTTTTTCATTTTTTCAAATTAATTCAGAAATAGATTGTGATAATTGATCAATGGTATTAAAATAATCAAAAATAAAGGTAGATTCTATATCATTACCGTAAGGTAAGCAGTCAGTTTCTCTACTACCATATGCCAAAAACTTTTTACCTTTATCATTTATGTTTTCTTTAGTCAGAGTAAAGCAAAATGGACCAGAATTTCTTCCTACAATTAAATAACAAAATTTTGAAAGATATGATATTTCATTTAAATCACAAGAATCCAATCCAATAATATCATCAGTAAATTTTATATTTTTAATTGATGTATTGAATTTTTTAGATGCTATAAAAATTTTAGTTGGGTACTGTACAGCTAGTGGTTCAATAATCTCGGACATATCAGAATTATATGTAGTTTGCCCAGACAATGCAGGTCCATTACAAATAAGAATTCTTTCTCCCTCATTTTCCACAATAAACTTATCTATGGCAGAACAATCCAATTTAGAATAATCAACAAAAGGATAATAATCCCCCACAGATTTTATATTTAAATTTACATTAAATACATTATTAATTTCATTATAGATATTTGAGAACATTTTATGAAATCCCCTCAATGAACATTCACCATTATACTCATTGTCTGGGGAGAAATATCCACCAATCCAAGTATTAATATAAAAACAGTCTGGAGTATCTATAAATTTGGTATGTTCTTTTCCAATTAATAGATTAACATGGTGCTCATGTCTTTTTCTCGTCTCTTCCAAAACATCTTGTGATTTTGCCCAAAATATAGGAATATTAATATATTCCATATTCATATCACATGTCAAAACTTTATTATTAGGATGAGCAATATAATACTCAGTTTCAAGATTCGATATAATATCTTCCAAAAATGATTTTATATGAAAAATATCTCCATTATGAAAATGGGAGAAAAAACAAATTGATTTCATTTTGAGATACCTTTATAAAGTTTAACTGAATCTTCTCTTAAAGATTTATTTTGTAAAATCGCATTATCAACAAGAGAATTTACTGCCTGAACCAAACGTGGACGTTTAACTTTAAAGCAAATATCAATCTTCTTTTTCAATTCTGCAATTTCATCATTAGTAGTTGCTTCTTGAATTGCATCTTCGAGCATCCACATACGTGTATGTAAAATAGAAAGTTTTTCTACAACTTCTCCCAAGTTATCAGTTTCAACATATTGAACATCAGGAAGTTCTCGTTGAGAAAGAACTTCATTAACTGTTTCTTTAATGCATTCATCAATTAAATTTCCAAATTTATTCATTCCAATTCTCCTAAAATTTTGTTAAGTAATTTCATATCTTTATTAGATACAAATTGGTTATTGCCAATATATACTCCATTTTCATGAATTAAATCAGCATTAAAATCTTCATTTTTTCCTAAAATTATATAATCTCTAAGATATGGTTGTTTTAATAAATTTCCACCAACAATAGGTCGATATTCAACTCCATATTTTTCAAAGAGGTTAATCATCTTTTCTTTAATCTCTTTATTTTTACAGATAAATGGGAAACAAAAACAACTATTGCCCTCATTGTATATTACTGGGTAAAAATTTTTATTTTGATTGATTATTTTTACAAATATATCATAATTATTTCTACGTTTTGTAATAAAATTATCCAATCTTTTTAATTGTGATAAACCAAGAACTGCACTCAATTCAGTATTTCTAAAATTATAACCATCAGAAACAAATAAAAATGATTTTTGAATTTCAGGATACAGTTTAGAATACTCACCAAAATTATTAGAAACTCTTGCCAAACCATGAGATCTTTTAAGTTTCATCAAATCATAAAGTTCTTCATCATTTGTACTGACCATTCCACCTTCTATAGTGGACATATGATGTCCAAAATAAAAACTAAAAGTTGCACCCAAACTATTCCTACCTACCTTCCTTCCATCTGCGTCTAGACATCCATGTGATTCACAAACATCATCAATAAAAAGTGCAGTAGGAAGAATTTTTTTATATTCTTCAACGTTTGCTGGGATTCCTAACAAATGAGTTACAAACACAACTTTAATATCTGGATTATTTTTAGCAATAATCTTTAAGTTTGCAATATCAAAACTATAATCATTCAAACTAATATCACAAAAAATAGGAGTCAATCCCAACTGAATGATTGGATTGATATTTGTAACCCATGTACAAGCAGGAACTAAGACTTTATCTCCCGGTTGTAAATTATATTTTTCAATGATAGCAGCAATTAAAAGAAAATTTGCAGTACTACCAGAAGTTACAAATAAAGAATAATCACATCCTAACCACTTGGACCAAGATTTTTCAAATTCTTCTACTTTTTTTCCTTGAGTAAACTTGTCAGAAGTAAGAACAAATTTTGCAAGTTTAACTCTATCAATAAAAGATAGAGTATTTTTCATTAACGGCCATTTATATTCTAACATAATTTCCCCTATTTTTAACAAACCATTCAATAGTAATCTTAATTCCATCCTCAAGAGAAGTTTTTGCTTTCCATCCTAAACTATTCATCTTAGAAGTATCCAATGCTCTCCTAGGAGTTCCATTTGGTTTTGTAATATCCCAAATTATTTCACCATCATAACCAATTTCCTTTGAAATTAATTCAGAAAGTTCCCTGATACTTACTTCTCTATTGGGTCCAATATTAATAATATCTGGATTAGAATAATTATTCATGAGAAAAATCAAACCATCAGCTAGATCATCAGAAAATAAAAATTCTCTGGTAGGACTTCCATCTCCAAAACAAGTTACGGTATTGAGATTTTTATCTTTTGCAGTTGCAAATTTATTGATAAAACTTGGGATAACATGACATTGTTCGATAATAAAATTATCATTAATACCATAAAGATTATTTGGCATAACTGAAACAGTTTCAAATCCATACTGCTCGGTGTATTTTTTACACATCATATATCCAGCAATTTTTGCTAGGGAATATGAAATATTTGTTTCCTCCAAAGGTCCTGTCATCAAATATTCTTCTTTGATTGGAACAGGTGCTAATTTTGGATAAATGCAGGCAGATCCAAGAAATAAAAGTTTTTTACAACGATTACGATAAGCACTGTCAATTACATTAGTTTGAATCTGCAAATTTTCACGAATAAAGTCTGCAGGAACTTGTTTATTATATCCAATACCACCTACTTTGGCAGCTCCCAAAAAGACATATTCGGGCCTTTCTTCAATAAAAAATTCATCTACATCTTTTTGAATCCGAAGATCTAATTGAGATTTATTTCTGGTTATAATATTTTTATAACCGTTTCTTTCCAATTGACGGATAATTGCCGATCCAACTAATCCACGATGTCCTGCTACAAAAATTTTACTATTACTATCCATAAATGCACATATCCTCAATTAATTGTTCAAATGAAATTTTAGGTTCCCAACCCAGTTTCCATTTTGCCTTAGTGGCATCACCTAATAAGGTCTCTACTTCAGCCGGTCGGAAATATTTAGGATTGACTTTAATGACCTCATTTCCAGTAAATACATCATATCCAATTTCATTCAATCCATCACCTCTCCACGTAATTTGCATTCCAAAATAAGGCGCTGCCTTTTCAACAAACTCACGCACCGAATACTGCTTTCCTGTAGCAATTACATAATCATCTGCTTCATCTTGTTGGAGCATCAACCACATCGCCTCTACGAAGTCCTTAGCGTGTCCCCAGTCCCTCTTTGCGTTCAGGTTCCCGAGATATAGTATATCTTGTTCCCCAGTTGAAATGCGCGATAATCCTCTAGTGATTTTTCTTGTGACAAAAGTTTCCCCTCTTCTAGGAGATTCGTGATTGAAAAGAATTCCAGAACTTGCGTGTAGTCCGTAAGATTCTCTGTAGTTTTTGACGATCCAGTATCCATATAGTTTTGCGACTCCATAAGGTGAACGGGGATGAAAAGGTGTGGTTTCTTTTTGAGGAATCTCTTGAACTTTTCCATAAAGTTCAGAAGTAGATGCCTGATAAATTCGGGTTTTCTGTTCCATTCCAAGCAAACGAACTGCTTCAAGAATACGAAGAGTTCCAAGAGCATCTACTTGCCCAGTATATTCGGGTATCTCAAAAGATACTTTTACATGACTCTGGGCACCAAGATTATAAATCTCATCTGGTTGAACTTGCTGAATTATTCTTACAAGATTGGTAGAATCAGTAAGGTCCCCATAATGGAGGTGAACAGAATTATAAATGTGATCAATACGATCAGTGTTAATAAGGGATGCTCTGCGGATAATACCATGAACTTCATAACCTTTTTCAAGCAACAACTCCGCCAAATAAGATCCATCTTGACCAGTGATTCCGGTGATTAAAGCAATTTTCATATAAAGACTGTTTTTAATATTATACTAAAAAAGGAGAGTTTATGCAACTCCCCTTTGGGTTTTACCAGGCTCGCCACCAATTCTTTAACTGGAAATTGGAAACCAGGCGAGAGAGAGTCCCATCCGCACCAATTACTTTTGAGAAAAGTAATAAAACAATAGGGTCATATTTGACTCCACCAGTACTTTTAGAGTCTCTCCGTGACTAAAGGGGGTTGCTCCCGACCAGTGCTTTTAGAGACTCTCCGTGTCTTTAGAATTACTATGCTTCAACAGTTTCAAGATCTTGAATGATATAATCGATTAGAATATCATAATTATCAAGAGGGTCATCGGAAAAAATAACTCCTTCATTTTGATAAAACTTACGGACTTTCTTGTAAAGTTTCGGATTCTTTACATCAAGATAAAAATCACCATTCGCTGCGGCACGAAGTGTTTGAAGATCTTTTTTGAATTTTAAAGTGAGAGACATTGTTTTTTAAGTTGACTCTGTAATTATAAAGGATTGAAGTTCTATAGTCAAGTAGGACACTTAAAAAAGTGTCCAATACCTCCAGACGGTGCTGCCCCGTCTTCTGTCCGTTATAAGCAGACGGTTTTACTGATAAACTATGGAGGCAAAAGAATCAGCAGCCGTCGTCGTGATTACAAAAAGAATCTTCTTGCTCACATCCATCATACGGAATCATTACTGCATTTCCATATTCACTTGTAATGAGAAAAGATTCACCGTTCTCAACTCTTTCTAGTAATTCATCAAAGTGTTTTTGAAAATCTTCTACTGTAAAACTTTCCATTTCTTTTAAAGTTGATATAGACATTATAAGAGAATTTATAAGAGTTTGAAATTTGACTGTGCCAGTTTCGGAACTGGTAATCCAGAAGGTTGGGATCGAACCAACGTCTTCACCGCCCCAAACGGTGCCGTCTACCTCTGACTTACTTCTGGTTATTTTTTATATAGTCTTCAATTAATGGAGAAACTAACGGAGAGAAGGAGGGTCGAACTCCTAAGGGCTTTAACACCTCGACGCTTTTCAAGAGCGTTGCAGTCACCAATCTGCTTGTCTCTCCATAAAAGTCCTCAACGAACTTCAAAATCTAAACGACGAACCTTACGTTGTCGCCTTGCTTCCTGCCACATAATGTCATCATTAGTAAGGACTCTATTAGTTTGTTTTGTACTTGGAGAGTTTAACATCACCACATTAGATAAATCAAGTGCGGTGATTTTACTATTGTTTACTATAGTTGCCATATTAGAGCATCCACAAGAAACTGTTTTTGAGGTGTTGCCCTCTAGTTCTCTATTACAACATTTACATCTAATTCGTAAGTTTTCCATAATATTTTCATATTTCTTTGGGTATTTATAAACTCCACAACCTGGATTCGAACCAGGGACAGCAAAATTAACAGTTTTGAGTTCTACCACTGAACTATTGTGGAATATTGGGAGCAGGGGTAGGAATTGAACCTACGATCTCTAGGTTATGAGCCTAGCGTCTTACCACTTGACTACCCTGCGATGAAATTGGAGATAAACTCCAAGAGCGGATACACGGATTTGAACCGAGGATAAAAGTTTGGAAAACTCTTGTGTTGCCACTACACCATATCCGCATATAAGACAATCATAAACTATTTAAGTCTGATTGTCAAGTGTTATGGAGTAAGTGTGATATACCTCATAAGGATACAACAGGGACTTACCCTCTATCAGTTTATATATTACACCATTTCTGGGATGGTGTCAAGTCTAAGTTTAGCATGTACTTCTCTGTGGCAATTAGCACATACGCATATACACTTATCAAGTTCTTTTTTCTGGTCTTCCCATTTTCTAAGTTTCATATTACCATAATTTTTATCTTTTTGAGTTGGGTCAATATGATGAAACTCTAGTGCATCAATACACTTATCATATCCACATCTTTCACATTTTCCACCTTTATATTCTACTGCTTTTTTCTTACTATTTCTCCATCTATCCGCATTATAATTATTATGACACTTTTTACAATTTGATTGCCATATTTTTTTATTTTCTCTCCAATACCCAGTATCTTCGGTTAATAAAATAGAACACTTGGAGCAATTTTGTATTGGTCCTTCATCAACCTTTAATATTGGATTTGATACATAACCTTCTTTAAATGATTTATTTTCTGTTTTTAAATTGTGTTTTTTTAACCAATATCTAATTGTTGTTGGACCTTTATTAGTTATTTTAGATATTTCTCTTATAGACATTTTACTATCTACAAAAGATTTAAGAGTAGAGTAATCCATTAGTTCAGCGGATATATATTATTATTTATACAACTGAACTATTAAAGCAGGCATACCTGGATTTGAACCAGGGATAAGGCTTTAGAAGAGCCGTGTGATAGTCCACTTCACTATATGCCCATAAGACAATCATACCAAAATTTGATTTGATTGTCAAATGAGTCGTAAAGGAGTTGAACCTTTCTCTACCGGTTAAAAGCCGGGTGCATAAACCGATCTGCCAACAACTCATAAGAAGAGAAGACCCGAACATTTCCAGACCTTCTCTGTGGTCTCTCAACCACCCTTATAGAATAGCACCCAAGACCCGTGCTGTCAACCCTTTGCTTCCTTACGGGCGTTCTTCTCTTCAGTAATCTCGCCTCTACGGGTCTTAACCAGTTTACCGACCTCTTGTAGCGCCTTACGGGCACGAGTACCAGCAGCATTATTACCGGCAGTGAACTTTTCGTCTTCCACTTTCCACGCTTCAATAGCAGTCAGTAGTTCTTGTGATGTTTGTGACATAATAATCTCCAATAAAATAAGATATGTTTATATATAACACTTTTTACTTACAGTCATCAACCCAAGGGGCACATATTCGCATCGGTGGAGCAAGTGACTTACATTCTGCAGTATAACATAAGGTCTCATCATTCACCTCATCTATGTAAATTGGTTTATATTTTTTATCATAATCGGAAATAATCCGATCATACTCGGGAATTACATCACGAATTGCTCTATCAACTTCCAATTCAATTCTTGCTTCCAATTCCTTTTCACTCTCAGTTCTTGGAAGTTCGTGACTTAGACCTAACTGCTGAAGAATCAGAGTATAAATTTTCCAAAGTTCTTTTTCACTCATCTTCAACCATCCCGATAAAGAAACTATTATCAATACGGCAATAGAACCAAAAATAATTGATTTGATTCTTTTAGAACTTACAATAGGAAGAGTGGTAAGTTTTCCGCCCCTAACCTCAAAGAGTTTAAACATCATTCTCCTCATATTCTTTAATTGACTTATCCAAAACTCTTTCAATTCGATAAGTTATGAGTTCAGAATCTTGAATTATATAATCATTTAGAATATCAATACCCATAGAAGATTGAACTTCATCGAGTAAATTGAAAACTTTTTTCTTTTGAACTCCAGGAATGAGTGAAATTGCATCTAATGAGAAATGAACAATCGCACCGATCTTAATCCACTCTTTCAAAGATTTCTTTTGTTTACCATACTTAAACTCAAAAATATTAAACTTGCTCATTGAAGAAATCCTCCAGAGCATCATCTAACATTTGTTTGGCATCTATTTGCTTCTTTGATTCTCTCATCTTCTTGGTATCAAAGGTAAGTGTAGGTGTAATATCTCCATTTTCTTCTACCTTAACCTTTGTGCCAAATATAGTTCCTTCTGGTTGAACTTCTACTGAGTTATGAGAATTTAATTTAATTTCACCAATATCTGACTCCACCTTTAGATATCCTGCCTTTGCAACAATATCTACATTATCTTCTGGTTCTTTTGGTGCGTTTTCTATAGACATAAAAAAGGAGGGTTATGAGTTCCCTCCTATATTTATTCAATTTTATGAAATTTAGACTTCAGTAAGAACCATCTTATTAGCATAACCATAAGCAAAGTCAGTTCTTGCCCCATGATGTCCCCAACGTATCCATTTACTCGCAAGTCGCATATAATCAGTAATGGATTTACCGGGAGTTTTCATTTGATTCTCAATCATCTTCCAATCACCCTCATGCAGCATGTAGTCAAGTTGTGTATTCAGTGATGAAGGATTGCCACCAGTACGGGCAGCATGTCTTCCTAGTCCATTATATCTTGAGGCATTAGTCCATTGAATCAATCCATAACCACCACTTGTACAAGCACTATAAGACACTCTAGCACCACCCTCACACACATTAGGAGTGAAGGTAGACTCTTGTCGGATATTGCCCATAATGGTTGCTATGGCGTTTTTGTCAGTAATTCCACGATTCTGTAAAAATTCTACAGTCTTCGTTTCATTAGTATTACATCCTTTACAAACTAATCGTTTTACCTTAGGTTTTTCGGGAACAACCTCTTTGGTCTCTGTCTCTTGTGTATGACCTTCAGGAACAATTGAAAATGGTTGTACTGCTGAAGATGTTGCCATACTCGGTGCTGGCAGTGTTGCCGCTGATGTTGCAACCGCACCCAAAATTGCTACGGTTACATTTGTTAGGTTTTTAAGCATTTAGTTTAATAGAATTCGGCATCCGTATAGAAGAGGGGTATACCACCTCTCTCGAAGGGCATCTTCCACGGCTCTAGGTGTCACGTCACAGACTCATTATGACAAAACCCACCTTTTGAGTGGGTTCCTTTGAATTATATAAGGTTATTTAGGTTCTGTCAAGAGTTCGGTTTCCTCACATCCACTTCTTGCTCATCAGTCCACTCATTATCTTCTAGACAAAGATAATCCAGTTCTTCAGTACCTTCTGGAATATTAATCCATTCATCAAACTCGGCAAGAAGTGCTTTTGCATTCTTATGGCGATCTGCTTCGTGAAGAAGTTCAATCTTTTTTACGGCCCAGTCACGCACATCAGACACATAAGAGTTTTCAATGGTTGATTCCAAGATTTCTTCGTCCTCAATAATTTGGTTTTCAGATTCTTTGCGGACCTGAGGTTTTTCATAGTCTACTGAGGATTCTTCTTTTGTCAAGTAGTTGTAGAGTTTTGATAATGCTCTAAAAATTTTCATAAGAATTTTAAACTATATATCCAGCATACCACAAAAACTCACAGCATACATAGTACTATTAGTAATACTTATAGAATGACTTGGAAGTATAATAATATAGATTTTGTAGAAGTTCCTAAAGGTATGGAAGGGTTTGTATATCTAATTACAAATCTAGTAAACGATAAGAAATATATTGGTAAAAAACACTTCTGGACTCGTCAAAAAGATCGTAAGACCGGTAGAAGAAAAACTAAAGAAAGTGAATGGCAAAAATATTACGGATCTTGTGATGAATTAATCTCAGATGTAAAAGTATTGGGAGAAGATAAGTTCTTAAGAGAAATCTTGTACTTATGTCCTCATAAGAAATCTATGAGTTTTTATGAGACTATGGAACAATTTAAAAGAGATGTAATCTTAAGAGAAGATTATTACAATACAAATGTAGAGGGTAAATTCTTTAGTAGCGAAGTTCAGAATCTTTATAGTATTGTTGAAAACAGTTTATTAATAGAATAAAAAAGAGGGTCTTGAGGACCCTCTTTGAATAATTATTTAATTCATCTATTTCTTTGTCTTTCAATATAAGCGTCTAGTTCTGCTTTTTTTTGCTCAGGAGTTTTCTTTTTTTGATTCTCATCATATGCTTTAACGGCATCTAAATGTGCTTGGTCTGGTTTTCCTTTTGGATTAGTATACACATTCATTGGTCCAGAAGCAGGACGACCTCTTGGATCCAGTTTTACCTCAAGAATCTCCTCTCTCCACTCTTCACTCATATTTGCCATAATGACAGTTGCTGCTTCTTCAGTATCAGCAAAACCTTCATCAAGAAGGTGTTCAAGAACTAAATCATAGAGGTCTACATCTTCACCTAATCTACGAGCAACATTTCTAGCACCTCTTGAGACCGCTCTTGCTGCCCCACCAAGAAGACCTTTAGCACCTTTCTTTGCTGCTGATCCTGCATCTCTCAGTCTCCCCTGAGCAGCATCACTAGATGATTTAACTGCTCCTGCTGCCCTCTCTCCAGCAGATCTTACTTTTTCAGCACCTCTGCCAAGTTTTGCTTGGGCGCGGGATGCCAAATCTTTTACTACTGCACCACGAAGTGCTCTACGCTTTGCTGGGTCTTTTGATCTTGCAGAAAGACCAGGACCAGGACCACCAATCCCCCTGTTTGATGCATATCTTGCAGCGGGAGCATCAACTGCTTTAAACTTTGCTTCCTTTGCTCCAGATTTAATATCACCAGCAGTTTTCTTTACTGTGGACTTAACATCACTTGCTACTTTTTTGACGGTGCCCTTAATTTTATCAATATTCGCTGCTATTTTCTCTTTCCTTACTACAGAAGCACCTCTAGATCTTGCCCCTTTAGCGGATTTTTCAGATTCTTCTGCATCCCTTTTTCTCTGTGCGATACGAGAAGCCATATCCACTCTTGCTTCTGAAAAAACTTCTTCAAAGATTTCTTCCACTTCATCAATATCGTATCCTTCGTCAAGCATACTATAAATAGACTCTTCTACGATTTCCTCTAACTCGTCATCATATAGTTCTTCAATACTCTCAAGAAGAATTGTTTCCTCAGTGAGAAGTTCTTCTCTAAGGTCTTCATTATAAACAGCAGCGTATGCTTCGTAAATGTTGAAAGAAGTCATGTTAATTCTTAAAGTCTTACAATTTATATTTATTTATAAAAAAAGGGAGTTAGAAACTCCCAGAGTATTAAAGTTTAAATCCACTAAATGTATCAGTCTTAACATCTTGCTTAATTCCACCAACCATATAAGATTCAACTTCCGTTTCTTGTGGTGCAACTTGAAGACCTTTAGAGGAAATCCAATGTTGTGTCCAAGGAAGTGGATTGTTATTTGCGGCAATATCATAAACTGGTTTAAGACCAATTCCTTTCATACGACGATTTGCAATCCACTCAACATACTGTTGAAGAAGTTTATCATTAAGACCGATCATAGAACCATCTTTAAATAGATAATCTGCCCACTTCTTTTCTTCATTTACTGCACGATCAAACATTGCATAAACCCACTCTTCTTCTTCTTTTGCGATCTGTTGCATTTCAGGATCATCACCTTCTTTCCATTTGTTTAGAATGTTTTGAGTAAGTGCTAGGTGTTGATTTTCGTCTCTTGCGATGAGTGATATGATTTTCGCAGATCCTTCCATAAGTTTGAGTTCACCAAAGGCGAAACTGCAAGCAAAACTAACGTAGAAGCGAATACCTTCAAGAATATTAACGTTTGCGACTGCTCTATAGAGTTTTCGTTTGACATCATTGAGATTTTCCTTTGCGTAAGTGACTCCCTCAAGTCTGTGCTTCCAGGATTCGGAAGCACCATAACCTTGTGCTGAATTAATGAAGTCATTATAAGACTCTGTAACGCTCTCAGCGCGTTCTAGGATACGCTCATCGTGAATAATAGTATCAAAGATCTCAGAAGGATCTGAATAGATATTTTTAATGATATAGGTATATGAACGACTATGGATCATTTCCATAAATTCCCATACAGTCATACATGCTTCCAGTTCAGGAAGAGAACAATATGGTAGAAATGCCATACCTGGACCACGACCCTGAATAGAGTCAAGCATAATTTGATACTTCAAATTAGAAGTATAAATGTGCTTTTGTTCTGGACGTAGAGTTTGATAGTCACCACGATCTTTCTGCAGAGATACCTCTTCAGGTCTCCAGAAATATCCAAGTTGTTGGGTAGTTAGTTTATCAAAAACAGGGTACTTATATGAGTCATATCTTTGAACTCCAAGAGGAGCACCGAAGAACATTGGTTGCTTTTTGGTATTTACTTCTTCCGTATTAAAAACGGTCATTCCTTTAATTTTTAGTTCTTCGGGTGACATAAAATTGTACTGCATACTTTCTCTTTGATTAATTTGAACTCAACTCACCCTAACATATTTAAGGTTTTTAATTGTTATGAAACTTAGATCGTACAACTTTCACACGCTTCTTCATCAGAACTCATAATATCATTTAGGAGAGATTGAAGTTCTGGTTTTTGTTCTTCAACTACCTCATCAGTCTTAATATCATAAGTGTTTTGATAGTAAGCAGTCTTATGCCCCAACTTAAAACAAGTAAGCATATCCTGTGCCATTACGCTAACAGGAACTTCATTATCGGCATAATTTTCTGGGTTATACGACCAGTTTCCAGAAATTGCTTGATCAAAGAACTTTTGCATAACAGCAACAACATTAATATAACCCCGATTGCTAGGCATATCCCAAAGAAGCGTATAATTGTTCTTAAGTGACTGATATTGAGGGACAATCTGCTTGAGTGGACCTTTTTTAGACTTTTTAATGGACAAGTATCCACGAGGTGGTTCGATTCCATTGGTTGCGTTTGACACAACGGAACTGCTCTCCGAAGGCATCTGTGCGGACAATGTTGAGTGCCTGAGACCGTGTTCCAGGATAGATGCTCTAAGACTTTCCCAATCATGTTGAAGCGGTGTGGATGAAATTTCGTCTACGTCTTTTTTATATGTATCAATAGGAAGAATACCATCAGCATACTTAGTACGTCCAAAGTATTCACAGTGACCTTTCTCTTTGGCAATCTGATTTGATGCCTTAAGAAGGTAATACTGGAAGGACTCAGAAAGACCGTGAACGGCATCCCACGCCCCATGTGAGTCGTAGTTGAACCCAAGTTTAGCAAGGTAATGAGCAAGACCAATATAACCTATTCCAAGAGATCTACGGCGCTTGGTAAAGTTCTCTGCTGCCTTTACTGGGTAATTTTGATAATCAATAATTTCTTCCAGAGAACGTACAGAAAGATTACAAAGTTCTTCAAGTTCCTCATCAGATTTAACTTTACCTACGTTGATTGCTGATAAAATGCAAGTAGCAATCTCTTGAGGACCATCATCATCAATATGTTGAATTGGTGTTGTCGGTTCTGTAATTTCTTGACAAAGGTTTGACATTGTAATCTGGTCCTTATAAGAACTATGAGAATTACAATGATCAATATTCATGATGTAGATGCGACCCGTTTCAGCACGTTCTTTGAGAAGACTAAGAATAAGTTCTTGTGCTTTAACAGTTTTTGATGGAATGGACGAATTGTTTTCATATTCCACATACAAATCATCAAACTTGTCTGTTCCAAAAGAATCATAAAGTCCAGGGACATCATGCGGAGAGAACAGTGTGATCTCTCCATCTTGAATAAACCTTTCATAGAAAATTTTACTAAGTTGAATTGAGTAATCAAGTTTGCGGACACGATTATCTTCGGTTCCTTTGTTGTTTTTAAGTACTAAGATATCTTGGATTTCTTGGTGCCAGATTGGAAAATGGACTGTAGCTGATCCACCACGGATTCCATTTTGGGTGCAGCATCGTACAGTTGATTCAAACTTTTTAAGGAAAGGAACAACGCCAGTGTGCTGAACTTCTCCGCCTCTGATTTTAGAATTGATGCCCCGGATGCGACCTGCGTTGATACCAATTCCTGCTCTTTGAGAAACATACCTACCAATTGCCATATCACTACTGAAGATACTGTCAAGGGTGTCATCAACATCAACAAGAACACAAGATGCAAATTGACGAAGTGGGGTTCTAACACCTGCCATGATTGGTGTAGGAATGTTGATTTTGTGCTTTGAGATTGCGTCATAGTACCTCTTGACGTAGGACATTCTGGTTTCTTTTGAATACTCTGCAAAGATAGTCAGAGCAATCATCATATACATAAATTGCGGAGTTTCATATACTCCACCACCACTACGATCTTGAACCAAATACTTATCGACTACTTGACGTAAACCCGCATAGGTGAACAAATAATCTCGGTCATGATCAATATAAGAATCCGCACGGTGGATCTCTTCTTTCGAATATTTGTTAAAAATATCCTTATCATATACCTCATGATTAACACACTGATAAATGTGTTGCTCTAAAGGTGGGAGTTCCTTCATCTTCCCATAAAGTTGTTTACGGACAGAAAATAATAGAAGACGAGCAGCAACAAATTGATAATTAGGATGATCTAAATCAATAAGATCACTTGCACTACGAATAAGGATTTCTTGTATTTCTTGAGTGGATATTCCACTATAGAATTGAATACCAGAGGTCATTTCAACTTGACTTGCAGAGACTCCTGCAAGACCCTTACATGCCTCTTCAACCATCAAGTGCATCTTATCTAGGTCAAGAGATTCAATTAGACCATTTCTCTTGACTACTTTTGTTCCGTTGCTCATATTTTCTTCCAGGTAGTAAATTTAAGTTTTGCTTCTAAACCAGAGTAAGTGTTTGATTCTATCACAGACTGAACATTAAGTCCAGATAATACCATCTCATTAATATCCTTTTCTTTAATAGTTTCAGGCCAAATTACGACACGTTCTTTATTATCAATACATTTTGAAATTCGCTTATGGATTTCTGCATTACGAGGTTCGTTATCGTATACCCAAACACGATTGCGAATATTCCACTTATCAAGATCACCATCAGCTCCACATAAAGCAATTGAATTGCAAATAAATGTGGAGTCAAATGGACCTTCCACGATGTAGACAGTTTTGTCTTTTTGAACTTCATCAAGACCGTAGATTTTTGGTGCATCATCATCTAACATAATAGTAATATATTTAATAGACTTAGAATTTAACGATCTTCCTTGAAGTCCTACAAATTTATTATTATAAATTAGTGGAATTACTATTCTTGGTTCTTCGTACTTTAAATTTGAAAATGTGTGTTGTATTGAGTTAACCCATGATTTAAATTTTTCACTGTAATAAAATTTATTAGGGTTTAATTTTCTACTTTCCAAATACTTTTTTACTTCTTCATTTTCTGTGGCTTTTGGAAGATTTAATTTAATTTGAAACTTTGGTTTCTCAAAGTTAAACTTTGGTTCTTCAACTACAAAATTTTTTCCAGTAGTTCCAGTTTTAAATTTCTCGACAGAAAATTCCCGATATAAAATTGGGTCAATTTGTTTTAAAAAATTATTAAAAGATACGTTTACGCCACAATTATGACACTTAAAATTAGTGTTATTTTTTACATCATAAAAATATCCTCTTGCTTTTGATTTATTTTTTTGAGAGTCTCCACAAATAGGACAACGACAGTTATAAAGTCCAGGTTTGATCTTTTTAAATTTTTCTAAACGAAGAGATAAAAGATTGATAAACTTATCATCAATCAAATTCATAATTAGTTCTTAACATTCTCCTGTATTATAACAGGTGCTGGTGCTGGAGTCAAGAATCTTTCAACAAGAGAAGAATGATTGATAACAAATGAAAGGGCAGCAACCACCCCCACTCCAACCCAAATACGCTTTTCTATTTCTTGTATTCTAGACAATACTTTGTTATGATCGCCGTCCATTTTATCACGGAGTTTGTCAATCTTTGCAAATAATATTTCGTCAGTAGTTTCCTGTTTTGCAATTTTTTGCTCATGGACGGCAAGCATTTTTCCTACGTTAATGTTTACTTCGCTTAACTTTTCAATAGCATCATCAATTTTTAAAACTATATCTTTAAGATCTACCAATTTTTGTTCTAACACGGCAATCTTTACGGATTCTTCGGACATAACATCGCTTTGGGTAAGTGTTTAGTATCTTGTAACTCACCTTAGCATAGAATAAACTTCTATTAATTATATTTATCTTTCAAGTAATCCCAAAGATTTCATCCAATTTTTATATTTTTTTGCTACAGATCTACCGTCAATTTTCCCACATCTTCTTTTTCTAAATCCAATTACAGGATCAAATCCTGCAGTTGGACCTGGAGGAGAAGAAGATCCACTAAATCCTCCATTTCCAGAAGACATTGTTGGTGCTTCCTCTTTAAGATTTCTAAAATATTGTATAACCTTATCAATCTTATTCATCTTTAATGTAAATTTTTTGAAGTTGTTCTAGACAATTTAAATCTACTTGAATATCATGAATGTTAGTTTTTGGATATTGTGGAAGACGATTTAAAAACAATATAAAAGTTTTTACTTGAGACCACATTTCTCTTTCCAATTTAAAAAATAACATAGGAGTAGTTGCCTCACCAAATATATTATATAAAACAATAAAGTGATTAATTAACAGGTGAGTTTTAAGTTCACCTGTTTTTTTATATCTTTTTAAAAGTCTCTTAATATATTTGAAATGATTTAAGTCTTTATCAAAATCTTCTTTAGCGACTGCTTGAGGATTTTCATAATTCTTAATGGCAAATAAGAGGAAATTATCCTCATTCAGTTCATGGAAGATCATATTTTATTGTCAAGAAACTGTCATAGTTGCAATACCAGAAGTCACTGTGACATCTCCGGAAGAAATAATTACACGATACTCATACTGATCCTTAGCGGTGTTAGTATTTGCAATACCAACAGAAGTGCCAGTTGCTCCAACAAGGTTATCAAATCCGCCGCCATCATCTTCTTGCCACTGATATGTTACAGGAGCATAAGAAGGTACTACAGAAGCAACTACACTGAAGGTTGCTGTCGCAGTAGTTCCAACTCCAACTGAAGCAGGTTGTGAGTTGATAGTAATAATAGCATCAACAAACACGACATCATCATTAGCATCTCCAGGAGCACCATAAGTTGCATTAGTTCCGCTAGTGATCTCGGACATTGCTACAAGAGTTTCCGACTTAACTCTTAGATTGCCGTGCATATCAATATAAGTGTGAATACCGACCCAACCAGCATGAATACCGCCATATTGAGTTGAAATTCCAGAAGCGCCGGGTGTTAATAATGCAATTTCATATTTGTCAACACCATAAACGGTATTTGTCAATCCAGACGAAGTAGTTTGAATACCTGCATAGTTTGAATCTTCAAGAGTATATACTGGTTTCTCAGAAAGTGTATAAGCAACCCCAGCAATAACTGCTCCACTTAAATATTGAGTTTTTGCAATTGAAACAACAGTATCAGAAGTAATTCCTGAAATTACTGCTGAACCAAAAGTTCCACCTGCTCCAATCGTAATCACATCACCAGTAGAAATACCGGCAGCAGTGAACGAAGTCCCAGATCCAGTAATAGTTTTTGTGGTGTAATTTACTGTTACGGTTCCTACCGAATAAAGACTATCTGCAGTTCCCCAGAGTGCCATTCTTTTTACCTTTACTAATTTTTTTTGCTATGAGTATTTATAAAAAATGAGGAGTTTAAATTCTCCTCATTTTAATAATTTATTTAATTGATATTTCAGGGAGTAGGATCTACTGCACCTTTTTTCTTAAGATGTGTTTGAACTTGAAGAATTACAAAAGAAACAAGTCCATTTGCTTTAAGTTGTGGAATTGAACCAAGTAATTCGGAAACAACTAAAAGAATAGTTGCTACTGCTGCTTCATTTGCAACAATCCATGCCCAGATAAGTCCAGTAGTCATGATTACCTCCGATGGTGTATTCTTTAATTATTTATGAATTAATCAGATTCTCCAGGTCTTGCTCTATAATCTGTTTTTGGTGTTTTATTCATTTGCTTTTTTTGTTTAGAAGTATGAGTATAGTCATAATCACCTGGTTTCTTTTCTATGTTTGGCACTGGTGGATTGCCCGGTAGTATTTTTCTCTTACCAGTTTTGCTGCTGAAAGATACAAAACTTTCTAAAGACATTTTTGCGGATGTGCTAGTTTTATCTATCATTTCACCTTCTGGTTCATAAGAAGAATTTTGAGTTTGAGGTTCCTGGTTATTTTGCTTTGGACTTTTTTTGAGTGCATTCCTATTTGCCATTGACAATAATTTTTGAGCGTCAATCACTTTCTTTTGAGCACTTATTTGTGGAGGAGTTGTTGGTGTCATATCTTCACCAATACTGCCATACTGCTTTTGCTTGTTCTTAACATACTTATCTACAGTATCCTTTTGCCTTTGAGTTACTCTAGGAGATTCCCTATCATTAACACCTTCTGGATTAGAAATTGCTTCAGTTACTTTTTTTGGAACCTCACTGTGAGGTGTTTTAGCAAAATCGCGGATTTTCTTTTCACTCATAGTATCAACAATCTTAAGAACTTCAGCACTTGCATCAGATCTTGGTGTGTCACCACGCTTTACTGAAAGAGCAAGTCCAAAAAGTTTTTGCTGTTGCTCACTTTCTGCTTTTTCTTGAAGTTTAAGTTCTTCACCAACTACTGCTTTTTTTGTTTTTTTTACTGCTGTTGCAGTTCCGCGAACACCAGACGAAAATCCCTTACCAAATTCAGAAGCTGCTTTGGATCCAACAGAGGATGCCTTTCTTAGTGTTTGAGAAGTTTTTCCGGCAAGTTCTGATGCAGTTTTTGTTGCAGCACGATGCCTTTCCATACCTCTAAGAATAAACCCAGCAACACGATCCTTTACAGATTGCTTTCTAGGTTCTGAAGATGGCGCTTGTGTTTCCTTTGCAGTTTCTACTGCCTTTTTAACTCTATCTTTTTGAATAGTAGACGCCACTCTATCTTTAGTGGACATTTTAGTTCCACCTTGTTTTTTAACTCTAGCAATAGTAATTGCATATTGCTTAGTGCCTTTTGGTGCCTTTGAAGTTTTTACTTTTGATTCTGATTTTTTTAATTCTTCTGATAGAAAATACTCTTCAGAAAGGTTAAAAACAAATTCAGAAAATGTTTCTTCTCCAAGTTCTTCAATTACAATATCAACACCATTTTCGTTTAGTCCACAGTTATAAAAAAACTCAGTAGCGATGTTAACCGATTCGTCAATATACTCTTCATCAAGTTCAAATGCTTCTAATATTGTACCACCAAGAATATCATTTTTTTCATTAAATGTTGGATTAATAACAACAATTTTATCTTTATAATTATTTACAGGTTTTTCTGTTATTTGCTTTTCCTTTCTGGAGGCAATTTCATCGGAAACATCGGAAACTACTTCCTTAAGATCTTCTCTCCAATTTGAAAATCCTTCACTTACACCATAACCCTTAAGTTTCTTCCTGTTAGACATTGCATTTTTGATGGCATTATCCTTTACTCCAGCATACTCATGTCTATCGGGCTCTTTTGTTCCATCACCATCCCTATCTCCAACAGTATTTTTACCACCACTACCATATCCCTTTTCATATTTCTCACCAGCAGGATAAGAAACTTTATTTGAACTTATTTCAACAGAACTAATTGTAGGTTTACTTCTTAATTGAGACACTTCTCCATAAGGTACATTTCTTCTATCAATTGTACCATTTTTATAATTTATAGTTACTTTTACCATTCTTGTAGTAGATTCTTCAGAAACCGAAGTTGCTGATCCCCCTTTAATGCCAAGTTTTTCTTTTGCAGTATTAACCATTTCTGCACTAAAACCAGTTTTTAGAGTTCTCCTTTTAAATGCTTCTTCCGCAGAAACTTTCTCATCTTTCATTATATGACGAACATCATAAATTATTTGACGAACTTTTTTCTCAAATGAATCAACATCGCCATCACCATCAAGATCGGAAGAAGATTTAGGTTTTGCTGGAGTAGATGCCCCAGGTTTTCCTAATTGAGGAGTAAAAACTTCTTCAAGATATACTTGTTGTAAATCAGTTGCAATATGAGATAGCATTTTCTTATGTTCTTTTTACTTTATACTTATTTATGAATTTTTTAACATTAAAATTATCAATTGATTTAGTATCAGAAACCGACATCACATATTTTCGTAAAGCATCAGTTCCAACTTCTCTTTGATTTGCTGGAACTCCAGATTTATTAGTCCATTCCATAACATCTCGGATCCAAGGTTTAAACATCACATTATCTTCGGTAACACAGATGAGATAATTTGTTCCTCTACGAATAATTTTTCCAATTAAACCAGTATTGAGATTTTCTACCCAATCTCCCTCATTGAATATTTCTCCACAAACATACTTATCTCTTAATTGTTTTTCAAACTCTTCTGCAACCTGATGGGATGGGGGAACAAGTGGAGAAAGTTTAGACCTATCTTGATCAGGATCTCTTTTCCCAAGTCTTTGATTTTGATTGGAAAATTTTAGAGCAACTGTTCCTCCGGAAGTAACTTTTGATTTTGCAATAAATTCACCAGTTTTACTATCGTGATAATCTCCGTGACCATTAGGAACTAATCTTCCACCACTAGGAAGACGGACTCTTTTTGCATTAAAGACAGCAAGATTTTTATTCTTGTCAACAAATTCAGACAAGGTATTATTTGCTTCTTGAATGAATTGGGAGAACTTTTTCATATGTAGTTAGATATACTTATATTTATTTGTTCTAATTCTTCTAATAATTAAAGTTACAAAAAAATAGGACAGTTATTAAACCATCCTATTGCATTATATTTAGATTGGTTTATTTCACAAATCTCCTTCTACACGATTTTCACTACGGAATACATCAAAAGTTCCTTCAGGATAACGAGCACTCAATTTCTCATAGTTCATTTGAAGTACTTCCTCAAAAGTGGTATCTAGTGCCATACACGCTTGAGCAATGTACCAACAAATATCACCCAATTCTCGTTTTAGATGAAAGACATTATCTTCATTATAAGGTTTCCCCTGCAAGAAGATTTTTTTGATAACTTCAGTAAACTCTCCCGCTTCTGCACTGATACCAAAAGCAGCAGTCATAAGACGAGGAACATCAGCATCAGCAGATGCCTCAAGTTCTGTTAGTCGAGTAAGAAGTGCTGCGAAGTCACTACTTGCCGGACTTGTGGTTTGACGAACGAATTCAATATATTTGTTTGTGTCAATTACTTGTGTCATATTAGTATTTAAATCCTCCAAATTTTTCTTTTAGTGATGGTTTTTTGGTTTCTTCATAATTATACTCTTCTTCTTTACCAGAGTCAAGTATATCATTTTGAGCACTCTGCTCTACGTCATAAAGTCTCATTTTTGCCCTATCAATTCCAACAACAAACCTTTTATAAAGTGTTGGATCATTATAACGATTCTTAAGTTGTTTAACCATAATTTGCCCCAATCCCTCAAGATCTTCAGTGCTAATTAGAGCAAACATAAGGTCAGCAGTCGCAGGAAGACCGAAAGATTCTGATGTATCGGTTAACTCAACATCAGAAGAACCAAAACCAGATCTGGTAGTCTGTGTTGCACTAACAATAGGAACATTAAACTCCACAGCAAGACCACGAAGTTCTTCTGCAATAGATTTAACTAGGGTATAAGAGTTAATATTACTTCCACCCTTAAATCGTGAAGAAGTACAGATATTCAAATAATCAATAAAGATAATATCGGGTTTAAATGATTTCTTGAGAGCAAGTTCATTAATCAATCCCTTAAAATGTCCAGAGTGTGCCGAAGCGGTAGGATATTCTTTAATTATTAAAGTACCCTGCGTTTTCTTTGCAAGGGTATTAACTTTAGATTCAAATACACTTTTAGGAAGTTCTGCAATATCTTGAATATTAACGTTCAGAAGATTTGCGTCAATTCTCTCAGCAATTTTTTCTTCTGCCATTTCAAGCGTAATGTACAATACGTTCCTCCCTTGGAGCAACACGGAGCTAGCCACATGGCACATGAATAGAGATTTCCCGACACCCGTACCAGCAAGTGCGATATTAAGAGTTTTATTAGGTAAACCACCTTTGGTAATTTTGTTAAAATATTCAAGATCAAATTCAATTTTATCCTCCTTTCTTCTATAAGATTCATAACGTTCTTCATAATCTTGTAGATAATCGTGCCCAACGTGATTATCAAAACTTACTGCAAGAGCATCAGAAAGAATTGATGGAATTGAATCACGATTTTTCTTTTCATCGCCTCCATCGGCAATATGAATAGACTCCATAAGTGCCATATAGATTGCTCTATCTCTACACCACTTTTCAGTAGTATCAACAACCCAATTCTTCTCTACAGGAACATCCTCAAGAGAAGAAATAACACTTAAAGTTTCCTTATATGTATCTTCATTTAAATCAGTTCTTTTTTCAAGTTCAATATAAAGAACTTCTTTTGTTGGAAGTTTATTATATTCTAGAATAAAGGAATGTATTTCCTCAAATACATTTTTTTGTATACTATCTTGAAAATATTCAGACTTTATGAAGGGTAAAACCTTTCTAGTATAATCTTCATTATAAAGTAGGTTTCTTAAAATTAAGAACTCAATTTTTTCCATTAATCTATTTTATATTGCAAATTGTTTGGTGAGTATGGTATATCAAATACAAATGTTATTCGTGTTTCATCTCCAATATTTACAGCTCCATGTGGCAATTTATTATTAAACCAAAAAAGAGTTCCCGGTTCAACAATTAATGTATCAGTTCCACAGAAATATTGATATCTTCCCGATATTGAAAGATGATATCTATCTCTTGTTAAATAATAAGTTCCCTCATCAATATGTGCTCCCACAATCTCATCTACAGGTAATGCCAAAAATCCACATCGATGCAACTCTTTGTTTTCAAAATATTTGTGAATTATCTTTCGTATTTCACTGTGATGTTCATATGCAGGAGTTTTAATATTGATTTCAGAATCCCCAACAAAGTCTTCTCTCTTCTTAACTGCACCTATTATAAGTTGCAATGCACTTATTGGCAAATCTGAAAATCCTCTATCAACTAAAGACTGAGAATCCTTTAGATGTTTTTGATGATCCCAATCTTGCGGATATTTTTTTAATTGAGCAATAACTTTATTAATATTAATGTTAGTTTTTAAAACTTTAATCATGATCCATAACTAAACTCACCTTTAGCAATCACATCAAGTTTTTCCATTACTTCATCGGTGAAATAAGTTTTTGGATTTTCTAAAATAGTTTTCTCTGCAATTTTCTTTCCATCAAATTCATATCTACCCATATTTCTTTTCCACATTCCACCCAATTCACCAAGTTCAAGGAGACCGTAGTGGCGATCGAGACCTCTTTCATCATAGAATAACCGAATTTGGACCTCTTGATTTTCTTTGCTCAAACGCGATTTTTGAGTCTTTGCCCGGATAATGTTTCCAATTACTTCCGTTCCATCTTTTTCCTTTGACTTAGAAAGATAGATAATTGTGGATGCGGCATATTGCAATCCAGAACCACCCGACATTTGCTTGCCACCATAAAGAGACATCGACTCGTAGGTGTGATTTGTCACGAGCATAGGAATCTTTGCCTGACCCAATTTGAGAGTCAGCATACGGAAGGCACCTTTGATAAGTTGTGCCTTCGTCATATCACGAGTATCCTTCTCTGCCAAAGCATCATTAATTTCTTTATTGGTAGAAAGCATTCCCAGAGAATCTAATACAAAGATGCAGGGGTTTCTTTCATCCTCTTTTTTCTTTAGGTAAATATCAACTGCCTTGAGTGTCTTGGTACGGAATTCTTCTACTGTAACTACGTTGACAACCACCAGACGATTTGTGTCAACTCCCCTACTTTCCAAAAGGGATTTTGTGATTGCTGCTTCAGTATCAAAATACAGACAATATCCAGTAGGATTATTGTCAAGGAAATTTTTAACGACGGCAAGACTGAAGAAAGTTTTTCCAGTAGAAGTTTCACCAGCGATTGCAGTAATCTTATTCCCAGATACACCACCAAATATACTACCGGATACAAGAGCATTAAAAATGTATGAACCCGTATCCACATAAGTTTCAGTTTCATCAATATCCGAAGCGAGTTGAGTGTATTCTCCTCCAATTTCTTTTACAATACCTTTAAGGAAATCCATGGTCATTTTTTCTATTTTGTTTATTGTGATTAGTTTATTTTATCATCAAAAAAAGAAAGAATCAAGTGTAACTTTTTTTTCGTCAGCCCACCCAATAGCATTTAAAATTACTTTGAGGGGTTCAAGAAACCCTTTTTCAAATTGAGTATCATAATCAATATAAGAATTTAGACCCAATTCTTTAGGAAAATCTTGAATGAATGAGATGACATTTTCATAAATTGGATTTGGTTTTTTCAAGTAACAATATTTAATTTTCTCTCCATTTTGAATTAAAGAATATTTGTTTGTTAATTTTTTTTCTTTAATATGATGATTGAAAAGCAATGCCCCACGAACATTAATCGGCGTTCCTTTACTATAAATGCTGTTTGAACATTTATATTTTATTACATCAGAAACTGACCGAGGGAATGAAATTTCTTCTGGAGATAATTTATAGAAGTCATATCTACATTTTTCAATGAAATTTATAACATCAGTTTCGGTTCCACTCATCATTAGTTTTAAAGCAGTTTTAATCATTTGACGACAGGGTGCTGGAGTTGAAGATTTAATTGCTTCAATACCCATAATTTTAAGTTTTGGTTCAGTATAACGAACACCTTCACTATCCCAAACGTTCATAATATAACGTTTCTTAGCAGTCCAAATTCCACGGTCGGCAATATTCTCCCGCTTCATCTGCATTTTCTGATCATAAGCATTCATATACTCCGCCAGTTCTTGGTAGCAACTTTCAATATATTTTTCAAGTTCCACTTTACAGATCTTATCAAGGAACGAAACAACGCCTTCAGTAGTTTTTTCTCTTCCCTCGTATACAGTTTCAACCAGAGGACCCATATTAAGATAGATGGAGTCAGTATCAGAAGCAATAACATAATCAAAGTCCTTAGTTTTAAGAAGTTTATTGAAATATGTATTCATCTTATTTTCAATCCAACGAATAGCAACTTGTCCCGAAAGAGTAATTGCTTCGGCATTTGCTAGTTTATAATAACGAAAGTACTGATTACCAATAGCTCCATAAGCAGAGTTAAGAGAAATCTTTTTTGCCATTTGGATGTTATTACACCGAGAAATTTCCTTCTCCAATTCTTTTGTTTTTTTCTTCTCATACTGTTTTTTTGCATCAATCATTTTTTCTTTAAAAATGACTCGATCATTATACATTTTCTCCATTAATTCTGGAAGAAAACCACGAATGTCCTTGCGGTACATAGCACCATTAGGACATATTGCATAATCACTATACTTCTCAAAAGTAAGTTCTTGATTGAGAATCTTATCTACAGTTACAGTAGGATGTCTTTCATCAACAAGAGTTTCCGAACTTACATTAGATTGCATAATCAGGTGAGGATATAGACTGTTTAAGTCAAAATTAACGACCCAATCATAAACCCCAGGAACAGGTTCTTTTACATAAGCACCCGCATACTTTTCATTCTTTTTAGATTTACTTTTTTGAGGAATTACAATATTTCTTTTCTTTAGATAATTGTAGATAATTGTATCCCACATTCTAACCTGCGAAAACACATCTTCATAGTTTACTTTGCCATCATATGCCATGGTCAAAGCAAGTTCAATCAGTTTCATCTTGTCTTCCAAACGGTCGACAAGTTCTACGTCAACGATGTTGTATTCAACGAACTTTTGCCAACCCTTAGTGTAGAAGTCTTTGAAAGTATCAAACTCAGAGTGATCAAGTTTCTTTTGTCCAAGTTCTACGTTTGCAATATGATCTAGGCGATATGATTCCTGATTAGAAGTTGCTGGAGACCATTTGTAAAGTTTTAAATAATCTAGTTGTGATATTCCACTAATATCATAACAAATCTGTTGACGATTATTTACCCATACTTCATTTTGAGAAACTAGTCCCCAAGGAGAAAAACATTTTGCTCTCTTATCACCAAGAACTTTATTCAATCTTCCGCAAATATATGGAATATCAAAAAATTCAATATTCCATCCAGTTACTACCTCTGGAGTATTATTTTCCCAATAATAAAGAAACGAATTAAGAAGAGCATATTCAGATTCACATTCAATATACTTTACATTATTTTGAATATTATTAAAGGGTTTTGTTCCCCAAGTAATAATCTGCTTAGTAGTATAATCTTGAATTGTAATTAATAGTATTTCTTCAACACACTCTTTTGGGTCAGGAAATCCATTTTCTGAAGTAGTTTCAATATCAAGAGTTACTAATTTAATTTTAGTAATATCAAACTTAATTTCATCTTCTGGATATTTGTCAGATAGGTATTGATATACATATCTTTCGTTTCCATAGATCTTAAAATTTTCTACTCCATCATACTTTTCATAAAATTGACGACATTCTTTAACAGATCCAGGTTGAATAGGTTCTACATATTCTCCCTCTAAAGTTTTATATTTTGATTCCTTATTTGATCTTACAAAAAGAGTAGGTGAGTACTCTTCTTTAAACATAACGTGTTCACCATTATCATAACCACGAACGAGAAATTTATTCCCGATCATTTGTACGTTTGTATAGAAGATCATTACTTAATAATTGACTGGTATTTTTCAAGAAGAGTTGGTTTTGGATCTATGATTGTAAGAATTTTTTCAGAACTTACCATAAAAGTGTCTTGAGATGTGTAGTCGGAATTCCAAGGTTCCAAGTAAAGATCATCACTTATAGATTTTTTAATTTCAAATGGTTTAATCAGTTTACAGTCAGGTTCTCCCAAATCTGCTCCGACTTCCTCAATCTGACTGATCAGAATTTGATTGTTCGTCATAATTAACACTTTGATTGTTTTTTCCATAATTTACAACATCCTCTACATACATTTGTTTTAATTTTTCAGTTGGATTTACCATCGTAACTACCCAGTCAGAAGGAACTGGAATTAATTCATCAGTAGTTAAAGGCATCCAGGGATGAAGATGAACTTGATATCCCATTTTTTGAGGACCTTTGTCCTCATTACCATCAGTAAGAAGATTTGGAGATATCATTTTCACAATACAAGGTCTATTTAAATAGTACCCTACTACACGTTTCTCGTCATCTTCACCAAAAACCATTTCTTGAACGTCTGCAATTAAGTCTTCTCCAGACTTAAGCAACAAAAGTTTTATAGTCATTTTTACTCCATACCTGTTAGTACTATAGCAGAAAAAAAGAGGGGTGTCAACTGGATTTTGCCAGTTTACCCCTCTAGCGGCAACGATATTCAATGATATTTATAGATAATCTTTTCGTTTATGATATTCTGGGACAATTCTACCCAATACAATTGTTAAAAGACCATTCTCAAAATCAACCGATCTAACTTCAGTATCATCGGATAGTGTCCATGCTCTTTTAAATGATCTTTGAGCTAATCCCTTATGAACATAATTGGTCTCAGTTTCCTTATCTTCTTTTTGCCCTTCGATAAAAAGTTTTCCATCTTGAGTGTAAACATAAACTTCTTTTTTGTTAAATCCGGCAAGTGCAATCTCCAACCGCGACTCTACATTATTAATTTGTACAAGATTGTATGGCGGATAATTATTTGTAGTCTCATGAAGATTAAATAGACGATCAAAATATTCGTCCATTCCAATACTATTGCGAGTAATCCTATCCATTAGGGCAGGAAGATCCGCAGATGTGTAACGTGCAAGGTTAGTCATTATGGTAGCTCCTTAAAAAGCGAGTTTGTGTTTTGTGGACCCTTTCAGCATCCTTATTATATATAAATGCATCATAAAAAAGGGAGTGTTGAACTCCCTACTTTATTATTCGGTTTCTTCTGCTTTTTTCTTTTTAGATCCAATATTATATTTTTGTTCCAATTGCCACTCATCCTTTTCTTTAAAAGGTAGAACTTTAATTTGATTTAGAGGTGCTATATCAATAATTTTGTCCGAATTTATTACAGATACCAACCCCCAATCGGAAAGAAGATGAACAATTCTATTGCGACGCTGTATATCATTTACAGTAAGATTTGCATGTTTGCCATCGAGAGCAAACAATTCCTTAAAGTGTGTAATATAATATCTACCTTGCTTATGAAGAATATGGCAAGATTGATACAATTTTTTTTCTTTTCTCGATGCAACTCCAATTCTTGTTAGAGTTTCGCGCACTTTCAAAAAGTCATCAGGTTCATTAAGAATAACCTCCACCATCATATCGGGAGACCAGTTTACTTGTGGTTCAATTGTTTGGTTAGTCATTTCATTCCGCCAGTTTCAAGTCGTTGTTTTATGAAGTTCAATTGAGTATTATTTAGAATTTTTAAAGCTTGAATTGCCTTATCATTACTATATCCATAGTAAAGTTTTACATACTCTAAATTTTGAACTTTATCTTTACGGATCCAGGGAGAAAATCTCTTCCGTTTCCTCAAAGTATTTAGATAAAATGAATATTGCATATCTTTGTCTAATGAATGATTCATATTCATTTCATTTGCAAAAAGAATGCATTCAATATGTGCAGACAAACATTTATTAATGATATAAGGTGCATAATCTTTTTTTGAAGTTTCATCTTCTTTCATTAGATTATTCTTAGTAAAATTAATAGAATTCAACCAATCTTTCAATTCATAAGTCATCGTATAATTTCCAAGTTAGATCCAAGTTCCCACAATTCAAGTTCTTTCCTCAAGCGACCTTCGGATTTGAGTTTTTCATATCGTTTAGATGCTTTCACCTTCCACCATCCAATAACCTCTTCTGGTTCATATCCAAATTTAGAAAGATAGTACCTTTTCTTTTCAGTCAAAGTTTTTGCATGTTGAATACACAAATTAAATTCATTTAACTTAGAATGACCTTTCAAAGAATTTCTTATGATTGAAATCATCTTAGTTTGAATCTTCAATTTCTTTGAGGACTTATCCGCTGAAATCAGTCTTTCTCCGCCATTTGAAGTATTATTAAACCACCAGAACATTTCTTTAAAATAATCATCATGGAAGAGTGGAAGAAAATTACTTTCCGTATCTCCTATGTGTCTAATATAAGGTTTAAGACCATCATACATGGATACTCCTTTTGTTGTACCGTATAGTGAAGTTGTTTCAAAGTATTGAAGATTAATTCCATATTTTTGATCAAATTGTCGTTTGAGTTCATTAGAAGATGCTAAAAGAGCAAGAAGTTTGCCACCAAGATAATTGTACCCAAATGGTTGAACAGGAACAATATTAAATCCCATTACAAACTCACTGTTAATTCTAGAAAGTGAAATAACTTCACCAAAATAATCATTTCTTGGTTTTGAATTAATTGTTGGAGACCCAAAACGGACTACTCCAATTATCCTATTAGTTGTATCTTCAGTTACAATCCACTTCAAGGTTCTACCAGGAATTGCTTCCTCAATAGGATTTGAAGCAGTATCGTTTAAGATCTCAGAATAAAGATCTTGATTATACTTAGAAGTAGTTTTGGGATTAGTATCTACCTTACGAATTGTGAAAGACATTTCATTTGGATGGACATCAAAGTTAGAAAAAATCTCATCTTCAGGCCCAAACAATTTACCAGAAGCATTGTCCATTCTACTCTGTTTAACAAACCTAAGATAATCATCAATACGATTAAATTTAGAATAATATTCTATAAATTGATCTGCTGCCCAAATTGCATCTTCAAAATTCAGTAACATAATATATCAAAGAATTTGTTCAAGAGTATTTAAAATCTCAGAAGATTCAATTTTTTTAGGTTTAGGTTTTACATTAATTGCCAACATTCTATAGTCTCCTTTACACAATTTAAATGTTGCACCTGCACCATCACATTCCGTTCTAGAATAAACAGTATCCCAATCAGTATAACCAATACTCATTTTTTTAGTATCTACAAGAAGCATATGCTCAAAAGTTTTTTTAATATTTTCCTTTTTTAAATTAACAATACTTCCTTTTCCGGGTCTTTTATTAATTAAGACAACCCGTTTACAATCCTCATTTTTGTTAAACAAATCAAGGGATCCTTTCATTTCGTAATTCTCATTATATTGCGAAATGAAATCAACTCCATTCCTAAAATCACCAACATACTCCATCTGTCCGTCACTCCATTTTGCGAAAGACTTTTCTTGTAGCCAGGTTCTGAGAGTTTTAAATGCATTAGACTTCATCTGAGTTGTATTAGTTGCTTCAACACAACCAAAAAATTCCTCAAGATTAATACGAGCAAAATCAATTTTCATAATAAAGTTTTAAATAATGTAAATTAGTGTATATTTGGAAGAAGATTATTTAAATTCTACTTCGCACATTAGTTCAGTAAGAGCAGCAAGAAGATTGATTTCCTGATCTGCTACAAAACTTCCCTGATACTGATACTTAGCAATAATAAGAACTGCCGCTGGAATAGAAGCAGGAACTAGATTATCATAGAGAGAATCATAAATCTTACGAAGAATAGCAGTTGTGTCGTTATCAAGATTAGATACAACCCATTTCCTAACTTCAGTAAAGTTTTTATCTTTCAGGTTTTTAATCAATTCGTTTACGGAAATATCAGAAAATGATGCTAAAATCCCAGCGTCAATTTTTCCACTGGTTGAATACCGTTGGCACTCATTAAGAACTCTACGAAAATCCGGAAAGTACGTTGATACTAATTCGGCAAGAACTTTTTGATCATATTCAATTCTTTCTAGATCTAGAATTGCTTGAAGGCGATTGAAGAAGTTTGCTGCGAGTTGTGCCTTTTGTTTTCCTTTAATAGTAAAGTCAATACAAGCACAACGAGAGTGTAGTGGTTCAATAATCTTGTTCTTATAGTTGCAGGTGAAAATAAATCGGCAGTTGTTATAAAATGCCTCAATATTTGCTCGTAGAAGCATTTGAACATCGTTGCCCGTATTATCTGCTTCGTCAATAATAATGACTTTATGTTTAGAAGAACCAGTCAAGGACACAGTAGACGCAAAGTTCTTTGCTTGATTTCTCACAGTATCTAAGAACCGACCTTCATCAGATCCATTGATTATGTAAAAATCCGCTCCAAGTTCATTGCAAAGTGCTTTTGCAATTGTAGTTTTACCGATACCTGGGGGACCGGAGAGAAGTAGATTTGGGATTTCACCCTTTGCCACAAACTCTTTAAATGTTTTTTTAGTATCATCAGGAAGAATACAGTCATCAATTACTTGAGGCCTGTACTTTTCCACAAAAAGGAATTCACTTGTCATAATTTAATTTACCCAATTAGGTTTTCTTTCAGGAATACGAAGGTAGTTGTCTTTCACCCAAGGTTTGGTTGCAACATACTTTTGATACGCAGTAATCGTATCAATAGTGTCATTATACTTTAGATCATCAGGCATTGCCCTCGTAAATTCTACCACATTTTTGTAGATAGAAATCTCCTTTCCACTTTTAGTGGCAAAGATATTCTCTGCCACTTCAAGTCCTTTCATACAAGCGTGGTCTTTATCATAACGATGTCGATACTCATTACAAAGGGCAAATCCGTGCCGAATCAACCAAGCAAGGTTCTCGTGGGATTTTGCTGCCCATTGAGTACAAGGATGATTACGGAACGCACCCTTTTCTGTACTGTACGGCATACCGTCTTTTTTGGGAATATATCCCCAATCATAGTACCACTTGGAGAAGATGACAGAGACCATTTGACAGGTCTCCAAGGGCATTTTCACTACGTGTTTGTCAGGAAGTGCCACGGCAGAAAGAACCGGGCATTCATCAACTGCAAAAATATTCATAATAAAGTAATAATGTTATCAACCAAAAGTGCTATCGGGTTCTAGGGCAACCCAATAGGATACGTCAATATTTGTATTTTTAAACTGTGAGAGAAGTTTTTGAGAGATCACCACTTCATAAGTTCCAGGTAGAATTCTAAGATTTTCTACTTTGAAGTTGAAGGTGAATACATCATCAGTCTCCCCTACAACTACAGAGAAATCATTTGAGGTATCATTCTTCTTATCACGAACAACTAGTTTCACAACACCCGCTTCTCCTACTACGGAAAGATCTGGAAGTTGATATACTGCGGCCGCCTTGAGTAAGCGATCTAGTTCTTTGGTATCTAAGAGAAAACAGACATCTTGACTGGGAAGATTAATTGACTTATCGGGAGGAGTAATAATCACGCTAGGATCAGCGAAAAAATACTTGGAGCGCGATTTGCCCTCACGAATCACAATATAGTTATCGTTCTCAAAGTCAAGTTCAGCATTCTTATGAAGAGAAAGACCATTTAGAAATTGATTAAGATCGTAGATACCAAAATCTTTAGGTAGATCTTCCTCAATAGTTGCTTCCGCAAGAATATTTTTCATCACACTAATTGTTTTTAGCGTATTACCTTGCTTGAACAGAAGTGACTGATTGATTCCAGAAAAGTTTTTAAGAATAGAAATAGTATTGTCAGATAGTTTCATAATAATTAATCAGCGGGCGAATTCAGAGAGTCCATTATCCTTACGTGTATAATGTCCATCAAAGTGAAGCAGTAGCATAGCATAATGAATGACTTTCATCAAGTCACGCTTATTGCGACCATCCTTGTCTCCATAACGAGAACCATACTTCAGGATGTTTGCCTGACAGAAACCTGCTGCCAGTTTTTTTGCTGCCATCAGGTCAATAGTCTGAATATCAGCATAACCATCACTATCACCACAGTAATGACCGTGATAGGTAGTAGTCACATATTCTTCAACATCTTTGAGAATTTTATCTTCGTTGTATTTCCAAAGATGATTTGTTTTATCAGTCATAGTAACAGGAGTTTTTGTAAAATTAATGTATCCACTGTGTTCGTTCATAGTCATTCCATATTCAACTAGATCTGGCATTAATTGCCAATCGTTGTCTGTTTTAATTTGATCATCCATAAAGGGGAGAAGTCATAATAACCTTCCCCAATTATATCAGAAAGGAGTTTGTTGGTCAAGATCATAAGTTACATGCTCGCCAGTGGGCATTTGGAAATCAGCATCAATCTTATCGTACAGTTCCAAGAATGCAGTTTTGGTTTCATCATCAAAACGGTTTACGCATACTTGAATTGCCTTTGCTTTATCACCGAAGATACTGTAAGCACGAATGATATGAACTAGACGACGAGTACTAATGATTTCATCAATACCACCATCATAGAATGTCTTACGAATAATATCACCCCAATCGGCAAGACGTTTACAGAAATCAGAATCTTTCACATTCAGTTGAGATGCAACACCTTCAAGGATCTTAACTTCAATAGAAGTGGAAGGATACTGTTGCTCAAACGTCACCGGAAACCGCTCTAGGAACGCTTCATTGAGCACGTTGGTGCCGATAAACCTACCGTCATCAGAACCCTTGCCCTTGGTGTTTGCGGTGGCAATCACATTGAATCCGGGGGAGGGTTTGACGAACCGTCCAATTTTTTTCAGGAACACACCCTTACCTTCTAAAACTGACTGAAGGCAGAGGATTTTATTAGATGCAAGATCAATCTCATCGAGAAGTAGGATTGCGCCACGTTCAAGTGCTTCAATAACGGGTCCGTTGTGCCACACCGTTTCGCCATTAACAAGGCGAAAACCCCCAATAAGATCATCTTCATCAGTTTCTACTGTAACATTTACACGAATGAGTTCCCGATTAAGTTGAGAACACGCTTGTTCAACACTGAGCGTTTTACCATTACCCGAAAGACCCGTAATAAACGTAGGATAAAAAAGACGGGATTGAATAATACGTTTAACATCGTTAAAGTTGCCAAACTTGACGAAGGTATCATCTTTATCAGGAATAAGGTTTTGGTGAACTTCAGGTAGAACTGCAATATTATTATAAGAACGTTCAATTTCTTCAACTTTTTGTTGAGTCACTTCCAGATTCCAACGTCCACGATTAGTTTTGAACTGTTCAAGACGGCGAGTAACTGTCTGATAGTTCAGATTACGTGAGGCACAAAAACCTTTCAGGTCACCAGAAGTAATTTCCGGACCATACAATTCTTGAATAGAAGCAAACAATTGTTCGTCGTTCACCGAGGATTTGCGTGACATAATGTAGTTAGGTGGTTTTGTTTAACTGAAGTAATTATACAACAAAAAAAGGGGTCGTGGGACCCCCTATGGACAGTTAATCAACTGGTTCTTCATTTACTTCCCCAGTTTGCGGCACCAACTTTACGACACTTCACTAAAGCACCGGATGCATAAGCAGAAGGCCAAACTCTGTAACGTGATTTTACTTTTTTATAACAAGCATCTTTTTCACCTGCTTCCTCTTGAGTTACAATTTTTGCAGGTCCCGTTCTATTTGGATTTGGATCTTCTCTACGTTTTTTCTTTGCCCTCGCTTCTCTTTCATTCTTATCTAGCGATGCACGGTCATCGGGGTCTCGGCAATATGGTTTTGTAGTTTGTCCTGGTTGTTTTGCACAAGGTTTTCCATCATACTTACCACCAGTTTGAACCCATCCGTCCCTAAACCAATCCTCAAGAGAATATCCTGGATCCTTTGCTGATTTACCGTCAGTTTTTTCTACAATTTGATCTGATATTTGAATGAACTGCTTAAAAGTTCTCATTGTATAAACTTTTTAGTTATTTATCAAGCAATAAGTTCCACAAACTCTCCAAGAATTTTCTTGTTGAGTTTTTTTGTTTTCAGGGAGCTTACAAAAGCAGATTTGATTTGAGTTTTAGTTGCATCCTGCGGAACTTTAAACTCACTTTCTTGAGACAGAGCACTAGAAGACATACCAAAGTATCCGTTATAAGCACTATTGGTAATCGTAAAACTTTTATTTTTTTTCCAATCAGTCATTGCCTTCTCGTGTTCATTACCGTAACTACCGCAATACCGATTAATAAAACTCCCAGCATCTCTACCATCCATAATTCTCATACCAATAAAGTTTACATCACAAAAACGATCACGAAGATTTTGAAGAAGAGCATCAGTAAATTGATAAGGTTCATTACCAAATTTATAAGTTGTTCCTAACTTACGATCGCGAATAAATGTAGTTGAAGGAGAAAGTCTACGAGTTCCCATATAAGATTCCGAATTTTCATAACGTTTAATTTCTAAATGATAATTAAGAACTGGTGCTTCACCGTCAGTCAAAATTACACACTGAACTTTTTGAACTTTATTGGTTTTTTGAAAATGAGGAATCACAGTATGAAGAGAAATCATACTCTCGTTTAGAGGCGTCCCAGAGAGCGTTAGACGGGGAGGATTATTAAACCCAGTATATTCTCTAAAGCATGAAACAACCCGCCACAGGTTCACCATCTGCTCTTCCAGGGTCTTTCCGTTCACACTACTTGTCAGAAAGTTAAGTAGATTAAATCGTTCATCTACAGCAAACATTCCAGATTTTTTTTCGTAATGATGTTGGGGGTAAATTGGTTTACCATTTGAATCATAAGAAACCCGCGTCCAATCGCCAGTAAACGCATAAACTTCAAACGGAATTGATACTTTTTTACAAAACCAAATCAAATTATAAAGTTGTTTGATAGTGTCCAACATCACATTTGCCATTGATCCGCTCCAGTCAAGAACAAAAATCAATCCGTGATTTTTTCCATCGGACAGAGTTGTTACTTTACGGAAAATGTCATCATTAAACTTATAAGTATGAAGTTTGGAGCAATCCAATACCCCAGTGCGAGCAGTTGTTGCACGGGCATAGGAATCTGCTGCCTTTTTGCATTCAAACTCTTTTACTAGATAATTAACTTCTTTTTGAGCAGACTTCTTGAATTTTTGATAACTAGAGTCACACTCTTTAAAAATATTGGAATTTTTAGTTTCTTCCTCTTTAAATAGTTGTTGCTCACGGTAAAACTCGCTCACATAAGAATGAATCTCTTTGTTATTTACAATCACGGTTTCTGGATTTAAAGAAGGAATCTCAACATAGTGATTCTCATATCCACTTTGATTTACAAGACTCTCAATAGATTTTTGAAGAGAGTCCATTGTTTTCACTTTAGGTTCTTCTTTCTCCTGTTCAATAGAAGATGCAGTCCCACCGGTCTGTGAAGACTGACTAGTCAAATCTTCTCGTGAAGAAGATTCTTGAGGTTGGATTTCACCAGCATCATCTTCCTGATCTCCGTTATTGAACATTTCAGTTTGTTGATTTGGTTCCGATCCTTCACCGGAATTGTTTTGTTCGCGAGAGTTAATCTCAGGAAGTTTTGACTCCTCGTTTTCTTGCTCTTGCTTACAATATTCATATAGTTTTTTAGCAGCGACTATTGTATCCTCAAAGGTTTCAATATTTGCAATTTCATTTACAATTTCTTGTTCTGGTTCATTAAACTCAAGGTAAACAAAATTTCCAACCTTAAAATATAGATTCACCCGATCAGCAAGATTCATTGTAGAAACATCCTCATCATCAAGAGAAAAGAAGTCTTGTTCTTGGAGTTCTTTATATGCACCGTAGAAGGTCTTTGAGAGACCCATATAGCGGCGCTTAACAAGTTTCTCTACACGGGCATCCTCAACTATATTTACAAACTGGTGTGGCACTCCTAAGGAGGTCATATCCTGATCAGGTGTATAAAGTGCGTGTGATACTTCGTGGGCAACAAGCATATCATAAACTACATTACTTGCCTTCTCCCACAAAGGAAGCGTAAGAACCCGAGTGTGAACGTTGAAACAGGCAGTATCAACTTTCTTATGTTCTACAATGAGGTCTTCTGTTGCTAGAAGACGAGCAAGCATTCCTTTGATTTCAAAATTGACCGACATTTGTGTTTCGTTGAATTGAATTTATCATACAAAAGAACCTCCCTTTTTGGGGGAGGTACTGTGACGCTTTTTGAACTGGGCGAGTCGTTCTCTTGCTTGTCGAAGTGCTTGAGGTTTTAATCTTCGCTTCTGTTCCTTTTTGGAGTGGTGAAATCGGTTTGGAACTTGCATCGGTCTTAAGAGTTTGAAGTATTTAGAGAATATGCGAAAAATTCTTTCTCTTCTCAACCCTTATGACACTTTCAAATTTGTCCTCCAAGCCAGTCTTATGTGAAATCACAAATATATTAGCATCACTAATCACATAACGAATGATCTTTAAAAATTCATCAGTCCCAGAACTATCCAATGAACTATCAAATACTTCATCAAAAATAATAAGATTACAAGAAACCGAATTCTTTAGTTTTGCTACTTCTCTCCAAGCAAACAATAGAGCAAGATTGATTCTAGACTTTTCACCCTCACTAAATGAACTATAAGAAAAGTCTTCATAAATGGGTGATTGTACACTTTCATTAAACTCCTCATTAAGTGTGAAGTTAATGTAAAAGTCCATCATCTGAAGATAGCGATTAATCTGTTGATTAATCAATGGAAGATATTTTTTAATAATCTTTGATTTAACACCACTATCCTTAAGAAGTGAATATGCAAAATTGTGATAGGTAACTAACTCTTTTTTGGAAGATAGTTCATCAAAAGTATTTTTCAAAGTTTCGGTGTATACCTTTAGTTTTTCGTGTTCAGTATTTCGGTTTTCAAGTTGTTCGGTAATTGTTTGAATTTCTGATTCAAAATCCCGTATTTGTCTTTGATGACCAGAGATGCGAGTGTTATTCTGGGTAATTTCATTTGATACTTTTGATACTTCCTTTGAAAGCATAAGAAATTGTCTTTCCCGTTCTTCCTCATCTTGAATCACTTGTTCAAGTTCATTATAACCATCACGAAGTTCTTTTGCTTTTTTTTCAGCATCACTAATCTTATTTAACCTAAATTTTTCTGCAATTTCTTGGGTGCAGGTAGGGCATACCGTATTCTGGTTAAAGAATTTATGCTCTGTAGTAATAGTTGATACTTTTTGTGAAATTTTACCTTTAAGATTTCCAAGTTTTTTTAATTTAATAGAAGCATCATTTACTTCCTCAAGGTTTTTATTCAAAGAAAAAACATTCTCCTCAAGAAGTGAGTTTTCATTTATATAAACTTCAACTTCACTCATTAAAGTATTAATTCTACTTTTTCTTTGTTTGATATTTTCTTTTCCACGATTTTCAAGTTCATCAATAAAGTTTTTTTGCATTTCAACTTTATCTTTAAGTGATTGCTTTTTCAAATCAAGAGTTCGCATTTCTTCTTTAATTTGGCGAATTTTATCCTTGATAATTGTATTCATAGACGAGAAGATTTTAATATCAAGCAAATCTTCAATTACTTCTCTACGATGAGCAGAAGAAAGTTGCATAAACGGAACAAAGTTACTACTACCAATAATTACAATTTGAGTAAATGACTTATAGTTCATTTTAAGAACCGATTGCTCAAACCATTTTTGTTGATCTACAGCAGAAGAACTTTGATCTAATAAAGACCCATTACGATATATCTCAAAAATATTTGGTTTGATTCCTCTACGAACTTTATATGCAGTTGTTGCAATTTTAAATTCAACTTCTACGACACAATCACGTTCGTTAGTAGAATTGATTAATTGTGGTTTATTGATACCCCGAAATGACTTACCAAAAAGAACAAAAGTGAGAGCATCTAAAAGTGTAGTTTTTCCAGCACCATTTGAACCAATAATCAATGTAGTTGCAGATTTTTTGAAATCAACTTCAGTAAATTGATTTCCAACACTTAAAAAGTTTTTAAACTTTATTTTTTCAAAATCAATCATTTTTAAATAAAATCAGTATCTTCTTGTTGTGGGGGAATTACAATATCATTTGGAGTAAAAATTCTATATTCATAGTCGTTAATTTCACATGCCATTATAACAACTTTTTCTTCAACTTCAACTACATTCATTTTAGGATAATCATCTTCTTCTAACAACATTGCAAATCTAGCAGCATCATCTTTTTCTTCGAAAATATAAAGAATATGATTTCCTAATTCATCTGTAACAGCATAGGCACCTTCATTTTCTTTCCCGTCAAGAGTTATAAGATACATTATACCATTTCCAATGCTTCTTTATATACTTCTTCTAATATGTTAGATATAGTAGTTTTGCTCAGTTCACATTCACTTTCAGTGACATATCTTTGAAGAATGGAAAAAGTATCTTCAGTTTCAAATGCATCAAACTCTTCTAAATTTATAATTTGAAAGTTTTCAACAATTTTAATTTCGGCAATATTTGCACTATAAAGTTTATCTACAAATCTCTCAAATTGCTTAATGTCTGTTTTTTTACGAACAATTAAACGAACAATTTTATTTTCATACTCTCTTACATCAAATGTTTGATATGGAGTGTCTTCATAATATATGTTATAGAACATACGATAAGGATTATCAATATGAAAGTGTTCTAATGTTTCAGTATCAAAAATAGTAAATCCACGCGGATCGTTTACATCATTCCAGTATATCTCGTAAGGATTGCCCAGATAGAATACAGTTCCATTGTCAGAACGAGTGTGGTAATGACCAGAAAATACCTTTTTGAAGTTTGAAAAAAGATTCGCTTCCAATCCATGTTCATTCATTACTAAGTTTCTATTTACCCTAAACCCTTGAAGTTCAAGGTGCCCCATTACAACAGTTGCTTTAGTATTCTTAATCAATTTAAATGAGTTATCTTGATTTTCAGAATTAATCCAAGGAAGAAGAAGAACATCTAATCCGTCAATATTAATTTCAGTTGGTTCAGAGTATGTCTTTATGTTTGAGTAATCCCTGAGAAGAAGTTCCGGAGAATTTATCTTATTAGAATTTTTAAAGTAAACATCATGATTTCCTGTAATTAAATGAACCTTATACTTTAAAAGTGGTTCAAGTACAACTTTACGTGTCCAATCAAGACCAACAAAATCAATTGACTTACGACTATCAAAAGCATCTCCCATATGAATAACAGTTTCAATCCCATACTGATCCAGCGTTGGGAAAAAAACATTATTATAGAATTGCTCAAAATAATCTTGAAAAAGTCTTGATGACTTTCTTGCTGACCAGTGAGTGTCTGTAAGTATAGCAATTTTCATTTAGGAATTCATTTTTATATGAACGTTCTCCTTAATAGAATTATAGGTGGAATAATTGCCTCCGTCAATATGATTGTCATCAGTAAATACTTCATCAAATCCAGTTCTTTCAAGAATCTTATTTTTGATTTCCAATTGCCTTTTTTCTTTTCCAATTCTACGAATAAATGCAAAGTGAATAATTTGCGTAAAATAAGCAAAGGGGTTTTGAGATTTTTCTGGATTAAAATTATATAAATATTGAATACAATTTTCTATACCATCGGAAATCATATCATCCTTAAACATATAATTTACAAAATTAGGTTTAAATGATAGATGAGTGGCAATCTTAAGAATACATTCCCCAATATAATTTGGTATTGGTGGTTTATTTGGACTAGTCCACTTTTTCAATTGTTCATCAGTAATATCAGGTATTTCTTTTTCTGCCACTTCTCGCAATTTTCTTCTATACTCAATAAGTGCGGCCAAAAACTCTTTATTATTTACATAGTGAACTGATCTTTTTCTTTTATTCATTACTGCTGTTGAAATCATAAGAAGTTCTAATTTATTATGTAAATATTATAACACATAATCATTCAAATAACAACCACTTGACAGACCCATAGGAATGTATGTATAATAGGCTTGTTGGTTTTGAAGGTCAAGTAAAGCTTCTATATTAATAAAGATGATTATATTATAGAACATGTTTCCGAAGGAAACTATCACGAAGTGATATCTATGAATTCTTAAATATTTTCTCCAATAGTTCTTTAGCATCATGTACATTTGCAAGGTATCCCATTTTCCTTGATACATTAGGTCTCTGGTTCTTTATATCATCAATTCTTTGTACAAAAGATTGATGTATCATAATCATCTCAATATCACTTGTTTCACTCATAGTAATTATATCATCCATTTTTATTACAAACATATCTTCCGTTGTAGTTTTCATCCAAGGTTCTATTTTATATCCAGAGGAATCTCCCCGTCCTTTCACACTTGTAAGCATAATTGGGTTTGTTACAATTAAAGTTATTTTATTTTCTTCATCGCATGGGAGAACACGAGCAAATATCTCTTCTCCGGTGTTTAATTTAATTGATGCATAAAAGTCATCTTCCATATTATTCTTTTAGATTGATTGTTATTATTTCGTAATTAAAATCTTCTTCAGTATAAATCTTAACTCTTTCTATAAAGTGATTCAATGTATAATTTTTTCTTGAATTATAAGTACAATCGTCAGAAATATCATAAAGAGTTGCTTTATCTTTATTACTTCCTTTTCTTAAAACTCTACCAATTGACTGTAAATTACGAATTCTTGATTTGCTTGGTGAAGCAAAAATTACATTATGTAAATTTTTAATTGAAATTCCTGTACTAAACACACCGTAAGAAGCAACGATTATTGCGTTGTTCTCTCTTTCCGTAATCTCTCTTACCAGTTCTCTTTCTTGAACATCAACACCACCATGAACAAAAAATACTTTACGATTATCATCACTACCATTATTTATGAGTTTATATAAGGGCAGTCCATGAGTTTCCACTCTTGAAAATAAAATTAACGTATTTCCTTTGATGTCAAGAGAAAGATTTTTAATGAAGTTGTTTCTTTTCTCGTTGGTGATAAGAAATTGAATTTCATCCTCATACTTATCAAACTTTTGAGGAGTATGTTTTAAAACCAAACAATGAATATCTAACTGCGATGCTCTTCCCTTTTCAATTAGTTCTTTAGTTCCTACTGCTTTATATGATGGACCAAATAATCCAGAAATAACCCACTCATGAGTTTGTGAGTCTTTTCCTCCATTAGAAAGTGTACCAGTAAATCCAAACCGATACTTTGCATTATGTGATTTCTTCATAATGTCAATAAGACTTTTACTTTTACATCCATGACACTCATCAACAATTACGCAATCATAATTTTCAAAAAAAGATTTATCTAATTTATGAATACTTTGCCAAGTTGAAAGAGTGATTGGTGAATTAGTATCTTTTTCTTGTCCATAATAAATCATATGACAATGATTCTCTGGATCCCACCCATACTCAGACCAATCTTTAAACATTTGATGAATCAAAGATGTTGTAGGGAATACAACTAATATTTTAAATCCTTTTGTTGCATAATACCTTACAATTGAGTAAATCATATAAGATTTACCTGAAGATGTTGCTGAAATAATTGTTTTTCTATTATATCTTAAACATTCATAGACAGCATTTATTTGATAATCATAAGGTGAGAGATTGGAAATATGAGTCATATAACCAGACACTCCCTCTGGCGTTATTTCATCATTTACTTCAAACGGAAGTCCATAGTACTTATTATCACGAAACTCATAGGTGTATCCGTGATTTTTAATTTTTGCTATAACTTTATCTAAAAGTCCAGTATATATTTCTCCTGTAGCAGTGCTCAGTAGTTTTATTTCTCCATCCCACCGCTTTCCCCTATACTGTGGCATAAACTTTGCCGATTCTACAGTAAAAGTAAAGTATGGTGCTAATTCATATAAGATATGAGGATCGCATTCTAACTTTATGAAAACCTCATTCTTTTTAGATATAACTACGTCACTCATAGAATAATCAATTTCTATGAGTATTTATTGTATCACCCTAACCCACTTGCAAATTTTTGAAAATCAATTGCATTTTTTATTTGGTAATTTCTATTATGAATCATCTTTAAAATATCTTGAAGATAACTTAACATTACATCATAATATTCTACTTTTAGAGATGATTGAGAAAGAATTTCATCTGCATCCATATATTTTTGAAGAGTGTCTTTATCTCTTATTTTTTTAGGAAATGGATTTTCTACATAAACATCAGGATCTGCTTTTCCTGTGTAGTACTCATACTTTTGATGTCTTATATTTCTTTTCTGTTGTTCTGCTTTCTTTTTAAGAAGCAATATATTATTAAACATATCGTGATACTTTGCATGAAGCGAAGGAGTGTTTAAAGATTCTGTGTGCAAATTATCTGGATCTATTATTGAATCTTTTTCCCACATCTCCTGTATTTTTTCAAGGTCAATCATAGTTTATTTTGTTGGATTTAATGGATTTCCTATCCTATCTACTATATTATACATCATATATTTAAATGATACATCTGCGGTAAAATATTCTTCATCAGCGGTTGTAGCGTCAAACTGTAAAGTACTTAATTGATACGGAAACATTGAACTAAATTTAATATTAAAATTAAAATTTTTGTTACTGTTTAGAACAAGTAAAGTACCATCAGAGTATAGATTCATTTGAGAATTATATGGTTGCTCAAATTTTTCATTTGAGTTTTGCCAATCATATATTTCTTTAAGTGATTCTGGAAATCCAAGACCTCTCATCCAGTTTTGAATTTCCATATAATTTTCAAGATTTTCATCTACAAGGAATCGTAGAGTGAAATCTTCAAATTCCATTTTATCTCCAGGAACTGGGATGTCATTTAAATAATTTGGTTGCGTTGCAACTCCTAAAGTGATTGATGGTATATTAGCGGTATTTGAAAAAAAAGCAACTTTAGGTGCTCTATTGAGGGTGAATTTAAATCCAACTGAGGATAAAAAATTTCTATTTTCTATTTGACCTTTGAACATTGTTTTTCAACTATTTAGTTCTTAATTTGAAAAAAAATTGACAATAAAAAAGGGAGGATTTCTCCTCCCGGTATTGTTTAATCTCAAATGAGACTCACATAAGATTTTTAACAAGTACACGACGGTAGTAAGTATTGCTACTTGCAGTAATTCTACCGAGACCTTGAGCACCGCCTTCCGCGAATGGATTAGCAACAAGACCATAACGGGTCTTAAATCCAATTTTTGGTTGGAAGCTGTTCTCACCAACGGCACGAACCATTTGGAGAGGAACATAAGGACAATAGAATAGACCAGCGTCATAAGGTGAAGAACCCTTATAACCAACAACATAATATTGGTTTGAACTTACGTTCGCAGCATAAGGATCAATATAGACGCGGAACTTGCCGAGTAGAACACCAGCAAAGGTGTTACCAGTGTCATCTACGTTGAGGTTTGCATTTAGAGCAGGAGTGTAATCAAGTACACCAGCCATGCTTAGTGCAGAAGCAACGTCAGCAGAACACATAATAACATTACCCTTCCCTCTACGAGTTTGCTGGGCGATAGCGTTAGCATCACGCTCAATCTGGAAGAGTAGACCCTTGAACTTCTCAACGCTCCAACGACCGTTTGAGTCAACGTCAAGGTCAAATACGCCAGCAGTTGCTACGTTTGCTTGAGCACCAGGCTTAGCAACCTTGTAGATGGTACGAATTACTTCTCTATTGATTTCCGCAAGGATTTCAGTAGAAAGAATATTCGCAAGTTCTGCTTCGGCGTTTAGACCGTGAATTGCCTTAAGGTCCTGAGCAAGTTCAAGTGAATACTCGGCCTTTAGTGCTCTTGACTTCGCTTCAACTAGAACTTTCTCAATAGAGAAGTTCATTTCGTTGAACTGAGGACCACCATCCTGACCTAGTGCTTCAGAATCGGCAGTCTGCATACCCTGACCAGTCTTATAAGACAACTGACCATTAGGATTAAGAAGACCTGGATTATCATTAGAACTACCAGTAACAACACTTGCGTTGGTAGTACCGAAACCTACCGCAACACCATCATCAGATGCTCCAGTATAATTACCTTGAGTTGCACTAAAATCACTGTTCTGAGCAGAGAAAGATGAGTTTACTTCGTTGTAGAAGGTTTCATCACCAGTGGTACGATTAGTACCATAGCGTGAACGCATAGCAAAGATAAGACCAGTAGGTCCGGTCATTGGTTGAACGCCAGCGAGGTCATAAGCGACCAAGTTAGGCATTGAGCGTCTAATTAGTGAAATTAGAACTGGATCAAAACCTGCAACTGGACCTTCAGGTTGAGATGTACCACTGAAACCACTGGTTCCAGCAGACATAGTTGGAGATTCAGTAAGGAATTCTCCGTGTGAGAAAGAATTCTGCTCTCTTAAAAATTTTTCTTGGTTCTCTAGCAAGACAGCGGTTACAGCCTTTCTGTGTGAATCTTTGATTGGATCAAGACCCTCATAGTTCAGAAGTGGTGCCCACTTTTCTTGCAATCTTTCTGATTGAAACATTGCCTTTTACCTCTGTAAAAAATTGAAATTGTTTTGTTTGATTAAATATTAAATTCAGCGTTTTGCAACTGCTGAAAGAGTCCTCAAGTAAGCATTCATTGTATCTGAGTGAAACTCAGTTGCAACGTCTACTCCTTCAGATAATGTTTCAGTTGTTGCTGATGGAGCAACTATTCTTGAAGGAAAATATGATTCCTTCAAAGTCTCCAGTTTTCCACGATATTCTGCCTCACTCTCAAACTCTACACTTTCGGAAAGTGAAGCGAGCTTTTCCTTCTGAGTGGTCGCAAGACCTTCAGAAATTTCATCAAAGATTCTATCAGCAACCGACTCTGAGAGGCGCTTGTTGAGTTGAATATTTCTCTCAATTTGCTCGTTGAGTTTAGTCTCCATATCATCAAGTTTTTCTACCATATTCTCAAGTACATCATATTTTTCTTCAGGGATTTCTACATAATGTTCTTCAAAAAGTTGCTTGAGACCACCAAGGAATGACTCAGTGAGTTCTTCCTTGAGACCTGTCTCAATAGCAAGAGTGTTTTCATCTACCCACTCTTCAGCAACATACTCTAGATAAGCGTCTAGGCGCTCTTCTAGTTCTTCTTTGATTACTTGAACTTCTTCTACTAGTTTATCTTCGTATTGAACTTCAAGTGACTCACGGATTTCATTAACTTTTGAACGAAGAGCAGATTCAAAAATCACTCTTGCTTTTTCTTGGAACTCTTCGGAGAGATCTTCGCCATGAAGTAGAGCATTGACATCTTCTTCAATGTCAAACTCTTCTTTCTTCATTTCATCTTCATCATCTTCATCTTCTTCATCATCATCTTCATCATCATTTTCATCATCTTCGTCGTTATTATTTTTCTTAGACTTTTTATTACCTTTCTCTTCATCTTCTTCAGAGATTAAATCCTCATCTTCAGAATCTTCTTCTGAAATAAGATCTTCATCTTCCAATTCTTCTTCTTCCTTTACGGCATCAGATTTCTTAAGACCCTTCATAGGATCAGCGCCCTTTGCACCTTTATTTACTACATCTTTAACTTGCTTAAGACCAGAACCAGCATCTTTAAGTTGTGCTGAATTGTCATCTGGTCTATAATTATCTGGAGTAGGACCACCTAAATCTTCCCAACTACCAGTTTGACCAGCAACTGCTCCAGGTGCAAGTTTGGGCATTGGATCCCCTGCTTTTGCGTTAGCATTTATAGCAGTTCTGGATTGCTTTGTGCCTGATTCCATTTCCTGTAAGTTTTTACCACGAGACATTTGAAACTCTCCGTTTTAACCTTTGTTAATAACTATATTTATTTATAATTTAAGAAATTACAATGAATTTAAGAAGTCATTGAATAAATTTAATTTATTCTCTTCTAGTTGTTTAGAATCTACTAAAGTATTAATTCTTTTATGTATTCTTGAAACTTTTTGCTCAAGAACACCATTATTCCATACCCACTCAACACCTTCCATAATTCCCGAAACGAAAGCATCGGGTGCAGAGGGGTCTGCAACAATATCAGCGGCGGTGGCAAGCATAAAATCCTCACCAACTTCTTTGTAACCTTTATTGTTTTCCCTTAGTGATCCAATACCACGAGAGGAAACTCCAAGACAAACACCATCACCAAGAAGTGATTCGGCAATTTTACCCATAGGAGTTGATAAAATTTGCGCCTTCCCAATCCAAGTATTACCCTTTTGCTCAAGGCAAACAATTTTATGAGAAACACGATCAAGATTCACGGTAGGTCCATCTGGGTGACCTAGTTCTCCAAGAGCACGACCTTTTTGAATATAGTTTTCATTATAACGCTTTACTTCTCTTTCCATAATAGAAAAAGGATACATTCTTCCATTTCTATTTACGCATTCAGATTGTAAAAAAGGTCCTGTTATATAAAGTCTTTTGTTACTACCAGTACCTTCTGTAAGAACTTCAACCTTTTCTATCTCTTCGGTGATTAGTTTCATTTTCTTAGTTGGTAAATCCTACTTGGTTTGCTTGAATAGCAACAGACGTAAAAATTACATCCGTTGAAAGTTTTTCCAAAAATTCAACTCCATTTGCTGGAATAGCAAAAGATAAGGTAGTTGCGGCTCCAACAGAAGATGAAATACTTACAGTTGAAATACCTGCAGTATTATTAAACAAACGAACACAAGTTGCCGCTCCAATACTTGTCGCTGCCCCAGCATTTGTTGCAGTTGAAACTACATTTCCAATTATTTTAGTTCGTTGCATTATTTTACGATGTTCTATATTATCTATTTATAATTTAATAATAATTACCTACTAACCTCTTCCCAGTCCATAGAACCAACTACAGTATCACCATTACCATTAGAAGCAATCACAAGACTAATTTCATAAGGTGTTGATGTTAGTCCATTTCTTTCCAACTGAAACTTAAAGAGTGCTTCTCGGGGTATATCAATTTGAGTTGATCCTTGATTTGAAGCAGTAAAAAATCCACTCGCAAGTATTCTTCCGCCAGTATGAGAAGTTCCAGTAATGTTATAATTCACAGAACTATCATCACCAGCACTTACCCAATCTCCTCCTGCAGTAGTTCCAGTTGCCCTAATCTGCCAATTATAAGCACCGGTAGTGATTGGCATTGCTGAAAGTGCCGTGAGAATTACAATCGCATCTAAATTATTTGGAGAAGTTTTGAGACGCAAACTAATAATAGGATAAAATGTTCCGGCGGTTTCTAGAGTTCTTGGTGTTGTGATTGGTATTCCTACTGCCTGCTGTATTCCATTAAGATTATAACCACCCTCCGAAATTACTGAAGAACAAATCTGTTTAAGTGTGCTTGAACTTGTAGTAATTCCAGTATTGGCAATCTCATATCTTATTGGAAGTGATGCTGTTGTAATATAAGTTGATTCAATTATGTTTGCGTGATGAAATGAATGACAGTGAATAAACTTTCCATCAATCACAAAACCTATTCTTACTGTCCCAACACCCAACCATTCAATATCCATCCATAATATTTCTGCTTTGGATGGGTTTAATGTAATACCAGAAAGACCAGTACCGTCTAATTTATCAACATTCCAGTCTTCCTGTGCAACTCTTGTTGTTGTTCCAAGAGATAAACTTTTCTCTACAAAATATGCAGTATCCCCATCAACCTCAAAATACATTCCATTATCAGCACCAAAATATCCAACTCTTTGACGAAGATTTGTTTTCTTGGGGTTCATCACAAATGTATTCAATACCAATAATGACTTGCCAGGTTGATATGCGAATACTTTTGTTGTTTCTCTAATCACAGAACAACCGGCAGTAGTTCCAATACCTATATTAATTAAACCTTGTGTAGTTACAAATCCAACTGTAGAACCAGTTCCTACAACTAAACTACTCCAGAGATTATTGTCCTTATATCTGTGAGAACTATCAAAAAGTGTGAGTGGGTTTGATACTCTAGTTCTTCCAAATGCATCCGAATTTATAGTTACCGGAAATCTATTATTTTCATCTACAACTTCACCATCCCTGGTTGCAATTAAAGGTACTTCAAAAAGACTTCTTTCTTGATTTAGAAAGTCTTGATTTACTTTATTCCACTGTGCCATTATTAATCAATCCATTCTAATTTTGCGGGATGGTATCTTTTTGTGCTTCTAATATCAGTATTTTTTTCCATAGATGGATAAATTTGATGAACAACTGCTCCTGGATATTCCCCTTGAAGTTGTTCACCTAATTTTTGCCTTGACGGAATTCCATTTTCAGAAACTAATTCCATCCTATAAAGATTTCCATTCCACAAAACATCCGCAGTATATCCTTCTCCAAATGAAGATTGATCTGGTTGATCAGAATTTATATAAAGATTTCCATTAAAGTCACCTGAAATATTTATTGATTCTGAGATGAATTGTTTAAAGGATTTCATCTACTCTTGATCCTCTGCGCCAAAAAGATTAGCAGCTGCCGCTGGTCTCAGAGTATCAATTTTTTCCGCAGACTTAGCAAATAAAATATCTTTAATTTTATCACTAATTTGTGACGGCGATTCATCTGTCAGAATCATATCCATGAGTTCATCCATAGTTTTAAAAAATAATTAACTATACTTTATTTAGATTCCTTTTTCTGTTGGAGGTTCCATAGACTTTTCATCTACTCCTGGATCCATAGGAACTTGTCCTGATGATCCGTTACTAGAATCACCTACCATCATGGGCATTCCTGTATTTGGGTCAATTGGAGCATTAGGATCTGGAATTTTTCCAGACTTAATTTCTTTTTCGATTAAAATATCTTGCTCCACAATTTCTTCATCAGTTTGACGTAGAATTTTCCTTCTTACATAATCTTGCGAATAATATTTGCCAATATAAGGTTCTGCTGTTGCAGCCATATTCAATCTTTCAGTCATTAATTCTGCTTCTTTTAATTCAGAGAAATGATTATCATATAAGAAATCATATTGAATATGCTCTCTCATAATTTTCCAATCATCTGGAGTAATTATATTCTTAAGAATTAATTGAGTTTTGAGCATATCACTAAACATATTGGAAAATCTTTTTCTCAATCTTCCAACAAATTTTGTGAATTTTAATTCATCTCTTAAAATTTCAGATGAACGTCCAAGATTAAACCCACCTTCTCCACCTATTCTTGTTGGAGGAACATTTAGTGAACGATAGAGTTTTTCTTGAAAATACTTAATATCAGTGATTTCGCCAAGATTTTGCCCACCAGGAAGTGTAGTAATTTCAGTTCCGCGCCCACCTTCTCTGCGTGGTAACCAAAAATCTTCCATCATACTCATAAATTTCTTATCATCACGAATTTCCCCGGTATTTGCATCATACACAAGTTTATTGCGATATCGCATCATAACATCGCGGAGATATTGTTCTGCTTTTACTTTAGGTAAATTACCAACATCAATGTAGAAGATTCTACGTTCTGGTGCCCTTGATATTCGATAAATTACTAAAGAATCTTCAATCATTCTAAGTTGATTGAGTGATTTTATTGCTTTATGCAAATATGACAGACAAATTCCTTTATTTCTATCTACCAAACCTGAAGTACAGTAGGAAACTGAATCTCTTGCAATCTTTACTCCGGCATTTTGTGTTGGTGAAGAAGTGGGTTGACCTCCCATCGCCCCAACCGGATAAGAAGATTTTGGATTGTATATAAAATATTCTTCAATTACAGGGAAATCATAATCCATAGGATTATCAACATTACTTTTTGCGTAATTTGAATTATCGTTTGGTTTCTTTTTTTGTTGCCGCACATAACGCATTTTCATTGCGTCAATATAACGAAGTTCCTGTATTCCTTCTTGAGGTTTTTTTAAATCTATAACCTTGTGATAATAAAGTCTACCATCAATGTACCAATTTCTATAAATTTCATGAGATTTTTTATCGAAATCTAAAAGTTCAAGAATATATTTAAATTCTTCTCTTATTTTTTCCTTTATTCCATCACTTGCATTTAAATTGGATAATTCAATTTTTATTGGGGAATCATTAGTATCTGATACAATTGCTTCATTTACAATATCTTCAATAGCACTATCAACTTCCGGATGAAGTGCCATCTCACGATATCTTTTTATCATCTCAAATTCAGTTCTGTAGACACCTTCTATGTCTACATAAGAACCAAAAAACCCACTAGTCAAATAATGATCAACCCCGTCCTCGTTGTTAGGAGCGACGGGGGATACTACTGTGGGTGATTGAGTTTGTGTATCTTCAATTGAAAATCCAAATAATTTTGCCATAATTAAAGTTTAACTTTATTCAACTTATTTATTAACCCTGGGCATTAGTATTTCCAGGAACTTCAGGTGTCCAATATTGAACTTGGAATTCTACTGTGAATTCTTCAATTGTATCTGAAGTATCATATGATAAATCAATTTGTGAAATATTAGTGGGAAATATATCATAAAACTTATATTGTGCAATTGGTCTTAATCCAGTTCCTTCTGCGGCACCAAATCCAGTTGCAGATACATTTCTTCCTAATTGCTTTACAATAGCAGTTGACATATAGTCTGCTGGATTAGTAGCACCACTTGCCTCACCATATTGACCAACTAGTTGCATCCAAGATTCCATTCCATTGCGGATTGAAAAATCTTCATCATTAATTACTGTTACTGTCCAAGTATCAAATGTTCTATCACCAGCGACCTTGAAAATACGACCTCTAAAAGGAACATCAATCGGTGCTATATTTGAAGCGGGAAGGGCAGCTGCTTTACATAAAATTGAAAAAGTATCATTATCTTGACCTAGAGTAACTCCTCCAGGTAGATTTTCAATAAATACTTCAAATAGATTAGGGCGAGCACCACCACCCTTTAGAGTAGATTTAAATTTTGAAAGTGTGTTAGCCATTGTTGAATTCCTCCTTTGTAATTAATTTATGTAAATCAAACTGTTCCAGCGACTTCTTCAAACGAAACACCAGTTCTGGTTGCAACGAATGTAAGAGTTACATAATTAATTGATTTTGCAGGTTTTAAGAAAATATCTGCTCTAAATTCATTATTATCAATAATATCAGGAGTATTATTGGTTTCATCACATTTTACCAAGAAACCATAAAGACCTCGTTTTGCTTGAACATCACGAAGATAAGGTTCAACCACATTTACAAAGTTTGCTCTTGTAATCTCATCATTTAATTCAAATAGTTGTGCTTGGGCAAGTCTTTCTAATGCTTGCTCAACTGTGAGGAATAAACGACGAACATTGATTCTATCAAAAGCGGAAGCATATCCAAGAGCAGTTTTATCGCCAAAAAGAAGAATTCCTATACCAGGTTGATTAACAATTGAATTAACTCTTAGTGGATAAAGTTGATCTCTTTGTGCTTTATTTGGATTATATGCTAGTTTAATTGCATTGTTTAGAATTCCTCTTTGCTGACCTGCAGGAGAGAACCAAGGATATGCAAAAATGCTAGTGCGAACCATTAATCCGGCAATATCCGCATTACATGGAATATATCGGAACTTATTATTAAACCTATCATAGGTATACTTATATCCACTATCAAATACTGCGTAAGATGTAGAAGATAATGGGGAGAAAAATTCAATAATGTTATCGGTTTGAGTATTTGAATTTGTTACATCAACAACATCTGACCTATGTGGTGAAATAACTGCAACGCAATCTTTTCTTTGATTTGCAATTGATATTAAGTTATTTGCTTTAGCCTGTGACTCAAATTTATTCCCAAGTCCAGGTCCCATAATTAAATAGTCTACTGCAATTTCATCTCTATTTGAGAATAAATTGTATGAAGTAAGTAAATCACCAAGAGTCGCTACCATACTACCAGAAGTAGAATAATCTTTCCCTCCACTCAAATTATAAGATACATTTCCAAGAGCACTGAATGTTTTACCTTGTGTTTCAGTATTCCACGACCCACCTGTAGTGGAAATTCCTGCAAAAGTTCCTAAACCAGCAAATCCTGTTTGAACTACAATTTCATTTGTATTTGTATTATCGGAAGGATTATCTCCAACATAAAGATAGTTGGAATATAAACCAATATAGTCTTTCCACCAATTTCTTTGCGGAGAATTAACTGCTGAAATAGCATCAGATCCTTTTGAAAGACCAATATGCTTTTCGAGTAAATTACCTTGAATACCTGTGACTGATCCCGTATCATCAATTACTACTACGTGTATTTCATCATTCTTTGAGTTTCGTTCTATTGCATATTGACTTGTTCCTGGCTTGGGAGCAATTGATCTCCAAAAAATAGAAGTGTTGGTGAGACTAAGAGTTTGTTCATCGTACCAATCTTTTACTGTAACCACAGATTGACCGGTTTGAGAACCAACAATTGCTCCATTATCATTTCTGAAGTAAAGAGTTTTGCCAACTACAATTGATGAAGTTTCACTTTTTTGTGCATAGGTAATTGGAGTTTCTGTGGAAGCAATTGAAACGGAATTTGTAAATTGAATTGCAGTTCCACTAACAACAGTTACTCCGAGACCAGCCGAAATTGTTATTGATGTTGATCCAACTCCTGCAATAGAAGCATTAGTAGCAACTCCTGTAATTGAAAACTTATTTTGTGTATTTAATATTTGAGTTAAATCACCTCCACTTATATAAAGTGTAGTGGCGCCATCACTTGCACCGATGCTTACAATTCTATTTGTAACTGTATTGTAACTAGTAAAGGCAGATGAAACTCTAGATGTAATTTTAACATCTATTGTTGAAGGATTAGTGCCAGATGAAGTTGTATTTACACCAGTAATAATTCCCTTCAGAAATCCATTAAATGTTGTTGGTGTACCGTTTTGAAGAATAGTTGTTCCGCTTATATCAACTGTAACACCATAACCAACTGTTGCACCAATTCCCGAAAGATTAGCAGTATTAATTCCGATAATTTGATCTGCTTTATCATCAATTACACAAACTTTGAGATTGTTTGCCCAAGATCCTGGATTTTTGGCGGCGAAAATATAGTTTGCTACATCATCTGCAAAATTTGCTTCATAATCATCAAAGTTTTTGATTTTTAATGATGGTTCTCCAGTCGTTGAGACTCCAGAAGAATTGCGAATTGCATTGGCGTTCACTAAAGTGTTGCCATCAGTTCTCACTACTTTAAGAACACCACCATATGAAAGGTATGATGATGCACTCATCCAATATTCATACTGAGCATCTGTGGAAAATGGTTTTCCAAATACATTAATTAATTGTTGTTCAGTGGTTATATCAATTGGTTCATCCACAGGACCAATCGCAAAAGGTC